AGAATACATTGAACTTACATTACTATCGGTACCCCATAGTACCTGATAAAATGCTCCATCTGTTCTATTAGCATGCATAATAACGTTATTGGAGTAACTAGCGTTGTTTACTGACTGACTACCAATATTTCCACTATGTATTACAGTTCTCCATGGTGTATAACTATCCCCACCAGCTAAATTACTTGTACCTCTAAAATACATATTATCACTTGTGTATCCACCAGCAATCTGAAATGCAACATCACCACCATTTGTCATATGTAACAAATTTAAATACATTGCACCAGGACCATCACCACCATAATCTGAAATTGCATATATACCAGTTCCTCTACCAGCTAAGTTATAAACATTACTATCTGACCTATCAATTCTTACAGTGAAATTTGAAATACTTCCTGCACTATTAGCATAATTAACTGATAAACTACTAGCAGTTCCTGTTAAACCAGCACCACTACCATTAAATTGAGTTGCTGTAACTGTTCCATCTGTGTTTATATTCCCACTATCATCAAATTTAATTGATTTAGATGCACCGTTTGTTGATTTAAAATTTAAACCACTTGATAAAGTATCTATAGTATAACCCCAAGAAATATCTGGAATTCCTCCTAAATATAATTTTGAATCACCAAGATATGAAGCTGCAACAATAAAATTATTGGCATTAAATTGAGTTGCTGTAACTGTTGATGTAAAGACTGCTGCTCCTAATGCGTTGACATTAAAATTGCTACCAAAAATACTGATTGGAGTTACTCCTCCGTATGTCTCAATATACATATAAGGTACTCCTGAGTTGTTTCTCCAACCAAGAAACCCAGAAGTTCCGCTCCCGAATTGTTTGCCTATTGAATATGCTATATCATCGACAGCTGTTAAGGTGGGGTCGTAATTATCTATTCGATTGCCTATTATCCTTCCATCCACCCACACACTACCACTTTGAACAGATGATGGGTTGTTTTGGATATACTTAGAATCTAAAGACACTCCTGCAATAGTTGGGGTATTTAAAAAGTTTACTATTCCTGATGGGCTAATAGATAAGTCAACTACTCCACCTCTCGTATATGAAAATCCCTTTCCTGCTGGATTATAGATATTAAAATAATCACCACCATCAGTAGCTCCTACATTAACCCCTGTTTGAATAAATGTTGACGTACTCCATAAAGTCGAGTACATATTTATAAATGGAGCGGAAGCATTTATCTTTATATTTCCCGATACATCAACATCACTACCCCACAATTTACCCAATCGACTTGCACTTGACCCTATTATTTGTTGGGTGGATTGATCTGTTAATACTGCACCTAAAAGAGAATTAATATAACCTGATGGATTAGTTGAATTATAGGGCGTATAACCTAATGCGGTAGTTACCATTCCACTACTAATGCCTGTTATCCAATTACCGTAATTACCTAAATTATTTGTGAAGATGGAATAGTCGGAAAATCAGTTATTTGTGATTTAGTTATAGTTATGCCTGTACTTTTATCCCATGCAGTAAATACTGGATCAGTCTCAGTAAATGATGTCAAATAATTTCCTACTGGTTGGTATACACCAGTATGTAAATGATCACCATAAGCTGATAATACATGTGTAGTACCAAACCCAGGAAAAGCATTTGCAATTGAACTGTACAGAGTAGATAATAGAACACCATTTACATAAATGTCACCACGTAACATTGTTTTTAGTACATCATTATTACCTAATGTTATTGTATTTGAACCTGAACCTTTTGCTGTGTAACCTATAACAATTTCATTTGTACTGTTATTATGTAATGCTTCAGTTAGACCACCTATAAAAATTGAATGATCAATGTTAGTAAGAAGATTTACACCATTATCACAGTAAGAGGCTGCCATATCACCTAATGCAATGTTATAGCCACCCAAAACATTATTGTTTAACACTGTATCTCCTATACCAACATTATAACTACCTTCTGTATTAGTATAAAGACTTTGATATCCGATTGATACATTAGATGTCCCTGTTGTATTTGCAATTAAACTCATAGCTCCAATTGCAGTATTATGACTACCGAAAGTAGCATTAGACATTGAATTAGTACCAATTGCAGTATTTCCAATTGTAGATGTACTTACACCTAATGCACTAGTACCGATAGCTATATTAGATATACCATCAGTATTATTGTACAATGCATAATTACCTAATGCAAAATTATCTGTACCAATTGTATTAGCATATAATGTATTATTACCTATTGCAAAATTATTTGTACCTGATAAGTTATTGAATAATGACAAATTGCCAAAGGCTAAGTTAGTTCCACCATCAATGTTTTTGAACATTGCTTGATAGCCTATGGCTAAATTACCACTACCAATTGTATTGGCATACAATGATTGATAACCCAATGCAGTATTGTAATTTCCAATAGTATTAGAAAATAATGATTCATCATATATTGCTAGTTTTCCAATGAATCGAACATAGCCATGACCACTAAGTTCTGCTTGTGCACCTAAACTAGTTAAAGTTTGATCACCAGTATTTATATTTGATGTATTTCCTAATATAACTGATTCAGCAGTTGTTATTAATCTACTTCCAATTACTTTATCAACTTTTAAATTTAATGCTAATTGTGTATCATTAGATATTGGTTTATTTAAATCAGTAGTATTATCTACTAAAGATAAACCTACATCAGATTTAGTAATAGTTACTATACCTGTTTGTCCATTTACCATAGTTACATCATCTGAATTATCAGATTTTTCTGGTATACCATCTGAATTATATATTAACCAATCTCCTGGTTTGAAATTAATACCAAATCTAGTACCAGTGCCAACTATTGTATATACATTACTAACTTTAGTTAAATCAGGTGATATTAAAATAGGATCATTATTAATAATATCTCATGTTCCTATATATTTTAATAATGTTGATGGTAAATATTGTAATGCAACTTTACCGCCAGAATCTAATGGAGTGTATCCATTATTAATACCTTTTTCTGATAATAATTGATATGGAGTTAAATCCTGATCATCAGCATGTAACGAATGTATTTTTGCTATTTCAGTATCTAATACTAAAGATTTCCCATCAACTTTATCTACTTTTCCAGTTATGTCAACATTATAAACTGAAGTTAATCTAGTTATCTCACTATCAAGTATTAAACTTTTACCTTCAACTTTATCAACTTTTCCACTAATATCTACATTGTGTAAAGTAGTTAACCTTTCTATTTCAGTATTTAATATAAGAGATTTTCCTTCAACTTTAACTACTAATCCACTTAGATCTTGATCATCAGAATGAGGATTATGAAGATTTACTTTTTCAATATCTGTAACATAATTTTCATCTTCTGTAAGTATTAAAGCAAACTCATTTGAATTATGAGTAATTATTTCTCCTAAATGTAAATCAGTAATTAATATTTGTGCAACTCCTTTATCTTCTTTAGTATCTGTTATATTTGTAACAAATAATTCTGTAGCATATCCATCTAAAGAAGGTATTACTGGTAATTCATCTTTAGTTACTAAATTACTTAAATCTTGATCCCCTTTATTTGAACCTTCAACTAAATCTAATGCATATTTATTATCATGAGTATGAGTTTGACTATAAGCTAAATCATATAATTCTTTTAATTCATTTGTAAGATCATTAGTACTTAATTCTTTACCTTCAATCTTATCAACTTTAGTATATAATAAATTTAGTAAACTTTGTAATTCACCATCTGAAACAGGAGTTCTAAGATATAAATCAATTAATGCATTAGTAATAGTTTTTATAAATATTGCAAAATCATCTTGTTGATAATAATCAGGAGAAGTACTAAATCTTATCATTATTTCTGATAAATATTTTAATAATTCTTCTAAAGATGTTATCCTTGGTAATTGTTCTGGGTCAGATGGAAAATAATTACCATCTGTCAAATTAACTGAAGGAATAAATGTATTTTCATATCCAGAAATTAAATCATCATTGTTTATTGAATCTGTATTGAGTGGTCTTGAAGTTGTTATAAGATTATCATGTACAGGTATTTCAATTTGATTTAATAATATATTTTCTTTCACTGGTACATTATCTACATCTTTAATTGGAATAATAGAACTAATTGTTGTTTCTAAATTATTAATTAATATACTAGATTGTATAATATTTTTATGACTTTCTACTGGATTTAATGTAATAGTATTTAAAGTTTGTTCATTAAGTAAAAGATTAGTATTAATTACATCACTTTTTATAATAGGTTTTATTATAAAAGTATTAGAGTCTATATCACTAAGTAATATATTATTTTCTACTATATTTTTTTGTATAGTAGGTGTACTTATTAATTCTTCAGAAGTAATTGATTCTGTACTATCTAGTAATATATTTTGTTCCATTTATTATATTTTTATTTAAGCATAATTGTAAACATTTGCTTCATCATTATTATAAGCAACTGCCATTCCTTCAATATCATCAAAAACAGTCCCAATAATTGAACCATCTCTATAATGTTTTGTTGCTAAATTTTGTTTTGTCCATATTTGTCCACCTATTGTAACTATATTATAAACATTACCATCAAAATCGATTAAATTTCCATCATCTATAATATTATCTTTAATTAATCTAACACTGTGAGCATAATTAGTATTAAATACTTCTTGACTAGAAGATAATGCACTTTCTGAATTCATTATATTAATAACAGTATTTGCTGCATTAACATTTGCAGGATAGGCTCAATAAGAACCAGTATTTCCAAGACTTTCAAATGAAGTTTGTGTGCCCAATCTTACTCCGCCAGGTAGAGCAGTAAATTCAAATTCATTAGTTGCTCCTACATTAGGTTCAATTCAGTGAGTAGTTCCAATTTCTTTTAATTTACCCCCTGCAAATACATCTCCGCCAGCAAAATCTATTAATGTTCTTCATTCAGCATCAGTTGGAATATGCCAACCAGTAGGTGCAATATTTTTTGAATTTACTAAAGCATAATAATTATATAGACGACCATATTTTATAGATTCTATATTTGTTGTTGGAGGTACTATTATTACTGGGTCTGATAAATCTTCTGATGTATAAACATTTGGATTATCATATAATCTTTGCCAAGTGTCTATAGTTTGAGGTAAACTAACATTCTTATAATATTTATTAGATGGTATATTTACTAATTCTATTTCTTTATTACAACGAATTATTTGTTTTCTAAATTCTTGTAATTTTAATTGTTCTTTTTGTGGTGCATTATACCAATTAGCTCAATCGAATATTTCATCTACAATTAATAGAAGAGTTAAACTTTTTACAATACTTGGATTTTCTTGTGCCAAGTATTGTAAATTATTTGTGTATTTATCTATTGATTGTAATATAGTAAGTTTTATATCACTCATTTTATTTACAATTACAAGTATTATTAATAGGTTTATTTTGAGAATTTCCACAAAGTGTAAAGTATTTTTTTAATATATTATAATACATTTCAGCTTCATCAAATCTTTCTAATCTCATTGATTCTATATGTGCATATAAAAACATATAATGTTTTATAAGAGTTTGAAAATCTATTTGTGAAATACAATTTGCATCTAAATTTAATATATGATTTTTTAATGTATCATATACTTTATTTACATCAGATACTAATGCCATTACATTTGGTATCTCAGTTGTACCTATAGTAGGTGTAACACCAAATTCAACATAAAACATTGTACTTCTAATAGGATCAGTATCCTTACTTAATGCATTGACATTAATTCTCATTATTTGAGTAATTGCATCAGGATTAGATGCATATATATTTGAACAATCTCGCCAACCATCATCATCTACAATATTTGAATCAGGTACAAAATCATATTTTTTAATATTTAATGTATTAAATTTATATCCTGTTGGACAAGCTATACTAAATTCTAAATATTGACTATCTGGCGATATTCTTAATAAATTAATTGATATCATATTATTTTTCTTTTGTTATTTGAGCAGCTAATCCTAAAGTAGCACATACTACAATAATATATCCTGCAATTGTGAATATTATTTGAGGAACACCATAAGTCTGTAAATCAAAAAATTTATCAACACCTATTACAGATGCAGCACTAATACCTAATTTTATAGAAATTGCTTTTATTCTTTGTCAAAATACTGGAGTTGCTGCATTCCATCTAATTTTTATTAAAGAATATGTAATTTTTAATTTTCTATATTTGATTTTTATTCTTTTAAACATATTAATCTTCCCTCACTTTATCGTTTTTATTACTTTGATCAAATAATTGCACACCTTCTAATTGAACACGTTTTTGTTCTCATAAAAGTTTATTAGTATTATAATCACTATTGATATCCATTTGTCTATTTTCAAGATTTCCTTTTTGTAGTAATTCTTGTTTTTTCAATTGCATTTCTGCATCACTATATCCATTTAATTTTGTAGTGGCAGTTTGTAGTTCTTTTTGTGCTTGTTCTTGAGCTTGTTGAGCTTGTTGTAAAGCTTGATTCATTTGTTGTAATTGATTATTTTCTTCTTTTTTAGATTTAAGAGTTGCTAAAACATTTTCTTTCATTTCAGTTAAACTTCTTGATGTAGAAATAATTACTAGCATTTCAGGATCAAATTGACCACCTTTAGTAAGTTCCATTGCAATTTGTTTAATTAACTCTTGTTCTTTAATTACAGTAGCACTATCAATTATATGTACATCAAAATCTGTAACAGTATAATGTTCTGGTAAAGCAGTAAATAATTGTCTTCTATTATCTCCTAATATAGTAGATCCCGTAATACCTTTTTTAAATACTTTTTTAGCAACATTTAAAGAATCAGTTAACATCTCTCTTACAAGTGTATCCATTCCTTGATAATACTGTTTAGTAATAACATAAGACATTTGCATACCCATTTCTACATTCTGTACAGCATCTCTTTGTTGAATACCTCCTAGACGTTCTCTAAATACACCAGTAATTGATGAAGCAGTTTCTTCTATTCTTTGTATAGCCATATCAATAGCTTGAATAGTTGTTACTTTAATAGTATCATCATATCCTGCAAAAGTTTGATTTATAACTTGCCCTTCTTGTGAAGAATCAAATGGTGCAATACCTGATTTTTTATAAGCTAAATATTTAACTAATCTTTCTGGCATAGTTGCTCCTAAAAATTCTGGTAAATGTGCAACATCTACATGACTTCCCATACTTCCACTAGTTGCAATAGCATTATCTTTGAAAAAATGTAAAATATCATATTTATCTTGTAAATTAGCAGTTGCTAACATTAAAGAATATGGTGTACCTGTTCTGTCAGTATAATATAATCCATTAACAGATAAATTACATTCATTAGGAGTATCAATACTTCTAACTACATCTTCATCTTTTCCATTTAAAATATACATAGATGCACCTATTCTTATAACTTCATATCTATTTTCAAGGGGTTTTTGTCCTTTTACTATATCTGTATCAATTCATTCTGTTTCAAATACAGGTAATAATTTTAAATTTCCTGTTGAGTATTGATTATACATTGGAGTTGCTTCTACTCCTGCCATAATACCATCAGTTAATAATGCCCCAGTTCTAGAATTAACAGCATTTATTAACATTAAATTATTAGAACTGTATTCAGGTTTAATAGTATCTAATTCTTTAATATCATCTTTAGAAAGTTTATCTCCATATTTAACTAATATTTCAGATTTTGTCATTCATTTTCTAACTACACTGCGATAACCTTTCTTCATATAGGCTGATTTAAAATCTCTATCAACAAATGTGTTTAAAGGATTTTCAATTTCAATATTAATATTTGTACCTCCAGTAGTAGGAATGACTTTAAAATAAGTCTCACCTGCTATCAGTAGGTCAATTATTAGGTCTTTCATTTTATTTTTGAAATCTACATCTCGAGAATTCATTAAATATTGAATAATATTTTGAGCGGCAATCTCATATTCTGAAATAAAATTTCTATCTGTTGAATCAGAAATTTCTTGTAATTGTTTCGCAATATCAGTATCCATTGTTTTTCCAGAATTATCTCCTTTAAGTGCAGAAAACATAGAATTAGTTAAATGTGTTTTAATTAATTTAGCTATATTACCAGAAATAGCCAATTGTTTATCTCTAAACATATTAGTTAAAGTTCCTTTATCTTTACAAGATATTTTAGGTGTAATATTTGTAGCTAGATATTCTCCTACAAGTGCATCAATATGTTTTCTTACAAGCGGAATAAATTCAATAGAAGTCGGATTACCAATTCCATAATTATGTTCTAAATGTGCAAATTGAAATCTATCTCTTACACCATGATAATAATTAAATGCTTTTACTAGTGAAACTTTATCAAACACTAATTCAGCAATAGCTGTATCACAATGAGCAATTAAATAATCATCGCTATTTTTATCATCACTATTTTTAAATAATGTCTTTATCATCGTTAGTATCGTTTTTTATTAATTTAAAATATTTTACTACAGGAAAATTCCTGGTATTTAATTCTTTACATATATATGTAAAAAAATCATTATCACTTAAACATTGTATACAAATTGGCAATGGTATCATATAATTACTTAAAGTAATTAATAAGCAATATTCTTTTAATACAGGTATTATAGTTGTAGTTGTAGTTGTAACTGGAGTTGTAGTAGTTATAATTTTGTAAACATTTGATTCATCATTAACATAAGTACTAACAGATTCAGTCCTATTCATAGTATTAGTGCCAATTAAATCTCCATTTCTATAATGTAATGTTGCTAAATTTTGTTTTAATCAAATTTGATCTCCAATAGTTACTGTATTATAAGTATCTCCATCTATTATTATATCTCCTTCATTTATAGAAGTATTTTTAATAAGACGTACAGACAAACCTGTTTGTATATCAGAATTATTTCTAGGTATATTATTAGAATTAATAATATTATGTATAGATATATATCATGCATTTAGTTTATCATACTTTGAAGAACTCCATCAGAAACCACTTTCTCCTAAATTATAGAAATTAGCACTATCTGGATAATTTGGATTATTATAATTAGATATAGTAAGATATCCACCAGGCAATGCACTAAAACCAGTTTCATTTGTAGCATTTATATTAGGGTCAGATCAATAGGTAGTGCCAGTTTCCTTAAGTTTGCCTAAAGATTCTGGAGTAGCACCTATGTAATTAATAAGAGTACCTCATTCTTCAGTTGTCGGTACATGCCATCCTATTGGTGCAATTTCTCTTGGATCAGTTATAGCATATCAATTATAAAGTCTACCATATTTAATACCTTGATTAGTACTAGTAACAACATCAGTTGTTGTTGTAGTAGTAATTACTTTATCTTCACCTGTAATATCTACTTTAACTTTTCCTAGAAATTTAGCATCATAACTGTCTTCTATAAAATCAAATATTTTAGTTTCTAGTGTTGTCATTGTTCATTCAAGAATAATTAGGTTGAGTAAAATTTGGATTATGTTGTGGTAAAACTTTAGGAATAACTCCAAATTGTTTATAACCATTTTCATCAGTATAATAACCAATATCTTGCCATTCTTTATTGACTTTTGTAGATGATCTTGGAGCATTTCCCATTAATTCTTCATCTGCTAATTCACACATTCCCATTGCTGCTACAATATCAAATTTTCTTTTATTTAAAAAAGAATACTTAATTAATTCATTTAACATATCAAGAATAGTTATTTCATGACAATAATCACTAACATAGTTTTCAACTAAATCAAGATAATGATTAATATTTGGTACAGTTGCAGAACAACCATACATTCTAGTATTTGCTTTATTTACATCACTTGTTGTTGCACGAGGTCGTAAAAAAAGTAAATTTAATTTTTTTTCAGTTTTAAAATGTGTTATTAAAGATACACGAGAAGTTTCAATTACTGCTTTACAATTGTAATACATTAAAAGTTTCATTGCAGTATCATATGCATCACGTACATCTTTAGGACGATACTTATACATAGCTACATATTTAGGATCTTTTAATCCAAATTGTCTACGTTTAATTACAATACAAAATGATGATACATCTTTTTGACCTGTAGATGAAGTTTCATCACTATCAATAGAGTCAATACCAGCTACATATAAATTATTATAAGGTATATTATTTTCATCTGTTCAAGGTTCTTCAACTATAGTAATTAAACCTTTATCAGTGTATTCAAGAGAGGGTGCTTTTTGTCTATTAGCTCCACCTATTTCTTTACTAAATTCTCAATTTAATTTAGCCATTTTAGGAAGTTCAACTGTTTTATGTAATTCAATATTAGCAATTTGTTCAGCTAATAACTCAGTATCAAATCTATTATCCCCTTGTCTAATAAGTGCTTCTTCTGGTGTAAAACAATACTCTGATTTATATTCAAGTAAGTTTTTTGCATTAGATGATTTTTTAACTCTTATAGAATTATAATAAATTTTAGCATCTATTTCATTACAAACTCCACGTGAATCACATGAAGGAATATGCATTGTATATGCTGGAATAAAAAATCCTGTATATACATATTGACCATTTTCAGTATGATTATGGTAATATGGTAACATATTATATTCACTAGGATTATAAAACATACCAGCTAAACCTGCTAATTGAGGTCCTTCATCACCACCTGTACCCCAAACAAATCTTGAACCAATACGTTTACCTAAAATATTTACTAAGGCTTCAGATTGATTATAAGAAGTTACTAATATAGGATTAGATCCAGCTTCTTCAAGGAACAAACGTTCTAAACGTCCACCACGTAATTTACGAGGTTTATCTACAACTTTACCTTCTAAAGTAGCCATCCAACCAAATTCAGTCCCTTCTGTAGTTACTTTAGAAGCACGTTTTTTCATGTCTGAATCTTTCTTCATTCTAACATGTTCAAAACCACCTTGTGTTTCAGTATTTAGAAACTCTAATTGTAACCAAGCTTTATCAAGTACATCTCTTACAAATCCCTCAGCAGCAGCAGCATATAAACATCTTGATTTAGCAACTGTAGTATAAACTCGTACTCCTAAAGATGCAGCAATTTCTGAAAAACCAACACCACGTGCTTTTAATGATCCAACATCAAATCCAGATTTTTCACAAAGATCTATATAATGAAAATATTCATATTGTTTAGAAAAGAAATCTGGGAATGTTTCAAGGCGACCTTCTGCAGCTTTTTGAATATTAGTTACATTAAGTAATCTATAAAAATTTAACCAGAAATAATTATCTCCAGTTATTGTATATTTTCCAACAGTATATCCATCTTTACATCTCTCCATTTGAGTATCCCAGAATTCATCATATAATTTAGAACCTTCTCTAAATGTACTATATTTTCCAGTTTCATCATAGATTCTACCAGCTTCTGTAAAAGGTGCTGATACAAAATCCAAACCTTTAGTCATTGTAATAGGTCTATAACCTGTAAGTTCATAAGATAATTCAGGATCAAAAAATACAATTGGTTCACCTAATTTTACATCTCATTCATTTTTATTACGTCTAAGTTTTTCTTTTTTCTTATCCAGTTCTAATTGTTCTCGAAGTAATTCAATTTCCTCAACTTCTAATTGAGCTTTAGTTTTAATTATTTTTACTTCATTAACTTCCTCTTCTTCTATAATAGTAGGGATAGTTGCTTCAATTATTTTAAATTGTTTTTCAACTTTCTTTTTTTCTATTTCTTTTTTCCCTGCTACTATTGTTTTTTTTGCAGCTTTTGCAGTTATTTCTAATTCTTTTTTAGTAGCCATAATTATGAATCAAATCGTCCTCCGATGCGACCACCTCTAAGTGAACTTTCTTTTTCTTGCTCTTTTTTGTAAGATTCTTCTAATATTTCTATATTTTCTAAAGCTTTTCCAGTTTTTGACATTTCATCAAGAACATCTTTCATTCTAAATATAGGTTTACCTGTTACAGCATCTCTTTCATCAAAATCAAGATTATCAAAATAGATAGTCATTCTATCTACCATATTTTTTTGTGATTGTAATAATTTACCAATCTTAGAAGTTTCTTGAATTAGTTTGTATTTTCTACAAGCACATCTGAATACTTCATCATCAAATTCTTCTTGTTCTAAACCACCGTCTCTTAAAGCTTCTTCGTGCCTTTCTTGTTCCGAATATTTAGCATATGGAGAACTCCAATCAATAGCACAATATATATAAGTAAATTCTCTAAATGCTTTAGTTTTATTTTTACCCGTAGGATCTTTTTTAGTTTCATTTCTTTCATTAGTTCATAAATCAGCGAACTCCTTAATTAAAAGGACGTCCGCTTCATTAATAACTACTTCCTTCTTCATATTATCATAAGAAAATAATTTTAGCATATATTTATTTTTTAATATTAATTACATTGACCACCACAGCATGAACATACTGTTGATAGAATTCCACCATTTTTATGTAGTTTAGTACCACATCCACATCCTTTTAAACATTTTTTAGCTTTCATTTTAGAACCTTTAGCCATTTTAGGTTTAATCATTGTAGACATATCTTTCTTTTCTACAATTGGATCAACTTTTGGTTTAGTTTTATTTTTTAAATAACCACCTTTTTCTTTTTTCCAAGGAGTAAGTTGTTTATCATCAGATGGTATATTTTTATCTTTACTAGAAGTATTTGGTACACCTTTTTTCCAATCTTTTGGATTCATATCAGTTCCACCTTCATTTTTAGTAGGTACAGCATCATCTGATACAGGATTTGGTTTACCTTTTAAAACTGGGATAGGTTTAGTCACTTTAGCCCCTTTTTGTAGATAACCACCTTTTTTAGCAAATGTAGCACCTTCCCAAATACTTGGTTGTGTAGTTATTGTTTCTGGTAATACTGATGGATTTTCTGGTATTTCTCCTGCAGAAATATTTTGTTGCATTGTATTTAAATAAGATTGTTTTGCATCTCTTGCAGTACGATCTAAAGTTTTAAATACATCTCTAGTTGCCTCATCCCATTTACCATTTGGTTGTAATCCAGCAGTTGCTTGAATTTCTCCAATTGCTTTCATAGTTTCTTTACCAAATTTACCATCTACCACTAAATTATGTCCTAAACTATTTAAATGGATTTGAACCCATTTAACTTGATCAGGAGTTAAATTAGCATTATTTGCTTCTACAGGTGAATGAACATTATCAATAGGTTGAGAAGGTTTAACTGCAGATTTTACAGTTGTTTTAGATACTACTTTAGTTTGTTGAGGAGGTGTAGATCCTGTAGGTTTAGCTACTATTTTTTTAGCAGTTACAGTTACTGTTGGTAATTGTTTTGGATTTGCTTTTGTTCCTACTGCAGGAGTACGTTCTTCCCATGAACTAATACTTCCATTTGTTGGTCTGGACATAGGTTTTACAGGTTCTTTTGATGAAACATTAGTTGCATCTTTTGCTGCAGGTCTAACATACATTCCACCTTTTTGAAGACGTTGTATAAATTCTAATTTAGCGCCATTCTTTGCAGAAGGAGTTCCACCTTTTAATTGTTGCATAATTGATTGTATCATTTGTGAAGCTTGTTCTTGAGGCATACCTTGTTTTACTAATTCTTGTAATACTTCTTCTGGTTGTGCACCACTTTGTAATGCTTTAGCTACTTGTTGTGCTATTTGTTGTTGTTGACCTTCTGCAGGTGCAGCACCTCCTTGTTGATATTTTCTATTTAAATATTTCATTAATAAATTTTATTTAAGTTTCTGTAAGTCTTTAGTTGAGAATACATGTTCTAGTAATTCTCCTGTAGTAGTAAACCACATACATAACATACCTTGAAAGTAAGTACTTTTATCTTCATCTTTTGGTTTAATTGTCATAGTTTTTTTCTTAACAATTATCATAACCGGTTTATTAGGTATATCTTGTTTCAGTTGTACTCTGTCACCTGGCAAGAAATATACTTTATCCATATTATATTCGTTCATTTGTAAATCTTGTTGTTAAATTATCATTAATTATAGATACTAAATTTTGTTCTGCAATATTCCAAAATCCTTGTCTTAAAAATGGTACAGGTCTAGCTGATCTAGTATCATAAAATACATCATCCCCTACTTGTACATATTGTGTTCCAGGTCCTACTTCAATTACTTCAGCACACTTGATAAAATTATCTAGTATTTCATGTTCTCCAGAATCTTGACTATCAAATTCACCTTCAGTTAATTTTAATCCACTTTTAGTTGTTAATGCAGCATAAGGATTAGAAGCATAAGGTAAAATCATTACATTTGTATATAAGGGCATTATTTCTTTTTTCATATTCATTTTTATTTATTAATCCATATTTATTATTGAACAGCCATTTGTTAGAATTAAAGATGCTGCTGTAACTGCATTCTCTAAAGCGGTCTTTGTAACTAAGAACGGATCAATAATTCCCATCTCATACATATTACCATTTACTATATTTTTAAAATCATATCCATTCCAAAATTCTTCTTTAAGAGAAATTTCAGGAGAACAAGCACTTTTCCATAATATATTAAATGGTACTTGAATAATTTTATCTAACAATACTAAATCCAAATCTCTTGCTGCATGAAGTAATGCAACTCCTCCACCTGGGAGAACTCCACCATCTAAAGCAGCTTTAACAGCAGCAATAGCATCTTCAACTCTATCTTTCTTTTCTAAAACTTCTACTTTAGAATAACCTCCAACTAATATAGTAGCAACACCACCATAATAATTAGCTAATCTCTTTTTATGGAATAGCATTTCAAATTCACTTAATCCATTACCAGATAATAAAGATCTAATAGACTCTACTTTATTTTGTTTTATTGTTTCATCTATTATACAACCGATGAATGTTGTTGTGTCTTTAGTTACAATTACTTTATTACAAGTCATTGTTTGTCCTAATGTTACTTTAATATCTTCTAATAATGTATCTCTATATATTCCATTTCCTGGGGATATAACAGTACAAGATTCTAACTTACTACCTTTATTTAATAATAACATTCTAAGAATATTAGATGCAATATCTGGAGCTATAATTAATAATTCTTTTTTTTCATCAATAGCTTGATTACAAATATCAATTACTTGTTTTAATTCTACTAATTTTTCATTAAAAATAGCAACTAATACATTATTTAATTCACATGTATTTTTATCTGTATTAATAAAATATGGGGAACTAAAACCTGAATCAATTTGTAAACCATCAGAAAAAACAACTGAATTATTTATATCTGAAGATTCTTCCATATTTACACTGCCATCTTTTCCAACTTTATAATAAGTATCAGAGATTAACTGTCCTAGAATAGGATCGTTATTAGCAGAAAGTGTTGCCACTTTAAGTAAATCTTCTTGTGTACTTATTTCTATTTTATTTTTATCTAAATATTCTGTTACCTTTTTTAAATCATCTGTCAATATTCTTAATATTTCTATTGGATGTTTAGTAGATTTAGATAAACTTAAAACAATTTCTCTAGCTAATATAGTTGCAGTAGTTGTACCATCTCCAACATCTTTAGCAGTTTTAACTGCAATATCTTTTATTACATCTATACCCATACTAACAGCAGGATCATTGTGATTTACATACTTAGCAACTGTTGCCCCATCTTTTGTAACATGAATACCAGTTCTATTTTTAATTATAACGTTTTTGCCATTAGGTCCAAAAGTTGTTGCTACTGCATCCCCTATTAATTTCACTCCTGTTATAAGTGGAGTCTTTGCATTGTCATCAAATAATACATTCATTGTCATTATCATTTTTAATTATTACCATTTCCCTACTGGGCATTTTTTATCTTTTACTCTTGTACTTGCTTCAACTCTACAACCACATCCTTTTACATATCCTTCTTTAGGATATTCAGATGTTTGATTGGTGTTAACATTTAAGTAAAGTTTGGGATTACAGAGTTCAGTCTGTATTCCCATTACTTCTACTATTGTTTTTAATTTGCAAGCATTACATATTGGTTTTCTTTTTTTATATAATCTTTTTTCTAAATTTAGAAGTTCGTTTATATGACCTGTTACTATTTGTTTTACTTGTCCTAACATATTCTTAAAATTTAATGATGTTATATGAAATTCCAATTCCAATAAAAGGGGTAAGACCACTTCCACCAATTCCATATCCTACTTGTAAACCAATTCCGAAAGGTTTTGATTTTTGATATTTATTATATGCAGTAAGATCTATAATACTGCCTTGAATATTTGTTATTGATACAGCAGGATTTGAAGAAGTTGCAAATACTTCAATTCCATTTGTTGTTTCTTTTTTGCCAATTACTATTTCAGCAAATACTTTATCTTCTGTTATTAAACCTACAACTGATTGTGGTTTTTTATCTGCTGTTACTTTTATTATTCCTTGAATATCTCTAAACTTATCAGTTTGTGCAAATGTATATGGATACATTTTTGTTGAATCATTTATAACTACTTCTGTACCATCTTGATTTAAAATTAATACACTATCTTTTAATAAATTAATAGTTAAATTTAAATGATTAATATCTATTAAATTCTTTTTATCTTTAACAGATAAATTATTAATGTCTTTTGTCAATTCACTATTAGTATTTTTTAATTGATCTATATTCATTAATAGTATCTGTTTAGATTTAACTTCATCTCCAAGTTTATTTTTTGAAGTTTTTAAAGTATCAGTTAACGTAATGATATTACTTTTTGCAATTTTATTATCATTACATTGTTTAAAATTAAAAAGTATGGATACTATAATTAATATTCCAATACCTATTTTAATATACAATGGGTTTAAGTTTTTCATATGCTTTTTCTTTTATTAATGTTCCCTTATAATAACCTAACATTCTTTCAACATCATTTTTTAAATAATCCAATTCATAAATTGTTTCTTTATTATCATGATCATAATGAATTAACATTAAGCCTGCAATATTTAATGTAGGATCTAACATTTGAATCATCCAAGCATAAGTAGATAGTTGTACTGCATAATGCCAATAATTTGAATCCTGCAATGTATTTAAAGGATATTGCATCATTTGTTTTTTCTTTGTATTTATATCAAAATATGAAGATTTATTTATAGCTTTATTGGTTTTGTAATCTAATATGTAAACATCCTTACCATCTATAATAACTAAATCAGCTTGTCCAGCTAATCTAAATATTCCATCTTCTGATATTCTACTTAATAATAATTCTGGGTAGATTCCTTGATCTCCAATTTTTAATACATTATTAGTATAACATTTGAATTTACCTCCTAATCCATAACGTTTTAATTCTTTAGAACTTCCACCTAAGTTTAAATCTTCATGCATTTTATGGATAATAGTCCCTCTTTCACATGCTTCAACATTCTTATTTTTCCATAGTTGAAGAATTTCTGCTTTTTTCTTAATAAAATCTTTGGCTTCTATATTAAATTGTGCAACATATTTTGCATCAAATTTTTTAGTTATCATTAATTTCTTTTTAGTATCAGCAAATATACCAGCACCTACAAGTTCTTCAAGTGCTTTTACTGAACTCCAGAAATGTTCATTAAAAGGTTGTGCAAATTTTTCAATTAGAGTTGTGACTGATATGCACTTTAATCCAGATTTTTTATCAATATATAAATGTTCTTTATCATTATATTGTACACTATCATTTTCTTTATCTACTTTCATTCCCATTTTCATTCCCATTTTCATTATCATTTAAATTTTTATACTTCTGGTACAACTGTTATTACAGTTGTTTTCTTTTTTCTTTTTGCTCTACTTACCATAATTTTATTGTAAGCTATTTTAGTAGGGCAGTTATCTCCTAAACAACGTTCTGCATTTTGTCTATCTACTATAATCTCTAATTCTTGAATTCTTATTCCTAACTGTTTAATTTGGATTTCAAGTCTTGCATTTTGAGTTTCTAAAGCTTTATTTATTCTTTCAAATAATTCTACTTCCTCTAATCTTCTTTCAATATCAATTTTGTCAGTCTCTGCTTCTATTTTTTTAGTATCAGCAGTACTTTTACGTCTCCCAAACAAGTATGAACTCAATCCTACTACTAGTGGAATAATTATAGTTCCAGCAGGTACTAATAATGCATTTACATCCATGCGCTTTTCTTTTACTTTATTTTACAAACTTTTTGTTTATTTCTTTTAACTTATGGACATTCTTCGTATTATTTACATATTGTACAAAGATACTAATAAATAATGATTAAAAAAAGATATATAGTAAATATTAAAAATAAACTTCTAAAAATAATATTAAAAAGTTATTTTAGTATTATATATAATATAAATTTATATAATTTATACCTATTATAATATTAATCAAATGTTTATATAAAAAACTATTTTTTGTTTTATATGTCATTATTTATTAGTAATTTTACACATTAATCATAATTTTTAAAGTCTGTAAAAACTAAATTAATTAAACCATATGAAAATAAATATTGAAATATTAAAAGCAGGAGGACACTTCTCAAAGAAGTATATTGAAGCTGCTCATAAAAAACCAGGTGGATCTAATGTTGGAAAGGCAACATTTGCTGATGGTAGTAAAAGAACTGGCCCATATGCAGGTCCTTCTGGTGGTGCACCTAAAGGATCATACCCAATACCTGATTTAAAACATGCAAAGTCTGCATTAAGTTTAGCACATAATGCTCCTAATCCTAGTGGTATAAAATCAGCAGTATATCGTAAATACCCAGGATTAAAAAAGGATCAATCAGGTGGTACATTAGATACTGATAAATATTCAGGAGAAAATCAATCTGGTGCATCAGGTATAAAAATTAATCCAGCTAATAAAGGAAAATTTACTGCAACTAAAAAACGATTAGGTAAAAGTACAGAAGCACTTACACATAGTAAGAATACTCTTACAAAAAAAAGAGCTATCTTTGCACAGAATAGTAAAAAATGACATCATAAAGAAGGAGGAATAATTGAATATAGATCTCCTTTATTAAATAACTTAATGAATATAGTATGAGATTAAATATTGAAAAACTTCAAGTAGGTGGAATATTTAAACCACAAGTTGATACTACAGGTTTCTATAATAGAGCAGTACAATTAAATGATAAAAATAAAAATCTAAATTGGATATCAAGACAAAATAATAATACTGGCAATGAATTAAAATATAAATTTAAACCTGAAGATAATCAAGAAGGAGTATATGGTACTATGTTAACATCTTATACAGATGATAAACAAGGTAATCAATTAGCATTTCCACAAATCCAACAATTGCCTGGGCAAAATAAATTAACTTATTTTTCTAATTGAAAAGATGCATTAAATTCTGCAATTAAAAATAAAGAAGTAATTAATATGGGTAAGGATGCAAATTTTGCAGATTATTATACTACAGTTGGTGATAAATTAAATCAACGTCCTGAAGTTTTACAAGAAGCAAAACAAGATTATAAAAAGAATACAAATATAAAACTAGTTAATATAATTCCATCCACAAAAAATAATTTTAAAATGTTTTTAAAAGGCGGTATTATAAAAGGACAAAGTGGTATTAATCTTCAAAACAATACAGTTAAACCACTTACTGATGATGGTATGACTAATTTTTCTTTTACAGATTTAAATACACCTAGACCTAATCTTATTAATCCAGTATTACCTAAACCAACATTTAATAACATGGGAATTATAAATAACCCAAATACTTCTAAAGTAGTAGATGAAAATACATTTTTAAATTATTGAGCAAATCAAGAAAATAGTATTAAGAAAGGATGAGATCCAAATAAAAAAGTATGGCATCCTTATCCAAGTATAGAGAAAGGAGCTGATACAGTAGCTTATGGATTAAAGTTAGGTATAAATCCTGAGTTTGATAAGAGAGCTAAACTTGGAGTTACTGATCAAGAAGCTGCTGCTGAATTAAAAAATAGAATGGCAGCTGGTCAATTACAAATTAAATCTTATCTGAATAAAAATTATGGAACTGGATCTTATGATAAGTTACCAGATTCAACTAAATATGCAATGTTAGATTTACATTTAAATACTAAAAAAGGAATAGCAGGTTTTCCTGCATTTATAAAAGATGCAATTGCTAATAATAAACAAGGTATGTTAAAGGAAAGTGTACGACCTCAATTACCTACACGAACAGCTGCATTTCAAAAAACTTTTTTCTAGATATATTAATAAATAAATTAAATGAAATACAATCCACAAAAATTACAAATGGGTAATGTTATCCGCCCTATTAACTCAGTAGATAACCCAGTTATTATAGATTACTTTAAAAAGAATCCATTACAATTAAGTAAATTTGCTGGTCAAATGAATAGTACTCCACAGAATTCAATGGGTATGATAACAGATAATAAATGAGGACCTTATCATGAAGCTGCTAATAAATTTATAATGGCTAATCCAGTAACTCCTACAAGAGTAGATAGTATGGATTATGTTAATCCTAGAACTAGGGGAGTAATGAGAACTAATAGTATTGAGTTTGCTAAAAACTATCCAGGTAAAACTCCACAACAATTAGGTGCACAATATTTAGGAATGTCTAAATTAAATATGCAATAATAATGAGATTGAATATACAGAAATTACAAAGTTCTATATTAAAAGCACAACAAGGGATTGCAATTCAGAGGAATGATAATACTAAAGTTGCACCAATTAAAATGAAAGTTAATACTATACCTTTAACTAAGCAGCAACAATATAATTTTAAAAACTTTGGATCTTTAAATACTCCACAACAAATACATCAAACTCTAAGACAACAACCATTAGGTGAATCTTTAAAATCTAAAAAAATTGCTGAAGAAAATGTCAATACTAGAGAACGTCTGGCTAAATTTACAGAAGAACAACGTATTGATAAAGAACGAGAATTAAAAGTTGCCCCATATGCTGCTATGGGATTAGTTGGTACTATAACTGGAACCCTTCCTGCTATGATTGGTAGTGAGATTGGCGGTAGAACAGTTGATAAAGTTAGCGAGAAATTAACTGGTAAATCATGAGGTGAAAATGTATTACCAAAATATCCAGGGATTGGTGCATTAACTAATCCTGGATATATTCTTGGAGGAACAGCAGGAGCTGTCGCAACAAACTTAGATAGAAAAATAGCAGAGATTGGATTAAGAGCTGGGGACTTTAATGTGGATAAATTAAAACATACTCTTCTTGATTCTAGTACACATAAATATTTATTAACTGGTGATGAAAATATATTAAAGACTGCAGGTTCTAGAGAAGTACCTTTTTCTAATAAAGCAATTCATGATTATAATGGTAGTATTAAATATAGTTCAAGTAATCCAGCAGATTTAAATAAAGGGGATTATGTAGATATATTTTTAGGTAGAAATAAACCTACAGATTTTCGTGAAATTAAAACAAACGATTTTGGAATTCATAATGATTATATAAATAAAAATTATCCTACTAAAAAAAATAATATAAGAACATTCTCAACATCTTCTTCAGATGAACCTAGTATAAAACCTGTACGTCAAGTTAATATTGATAGTAGAAAAAAGGATTTTAATCCAACTACTGGAATAAGAAGTATGGAAGGAGAAATAATAGGTGATTTAGGAGGAGTAGATGCTGGAGGACATTTAGAATATATAGTTAATCAAGGTGATAATTTTATTACTACTCAAAAACAAGATATTTGAAAATATAATCCTAAAGATTATATGAATAAATGAGAACGTAATTCATTAGATTCCCCATTAAAAAAACTATTAATAAATCCAATAAAGAAAGCAGGTTTGAATTTATTAGATAGAGTAGGAAATCCAATTATAACTAAAGGTGAATTAACAAAATATGTTGTAGATCCAAGTATGGATAATATACAATATTTAAATAATTACATCTACCACTTATAAAAATATATGTATTAAATAAAAATGCCCGATACATTAATTTGTACAAAAAAATCCTGTATCTTAATTTGATACAGGATTTTTTGTTTTAATTATATTAACTATTTTGTTTACTGATTCAATAACAATAGTACATTCTTTAATGGATTCAAAAGATCCAATTAAAATTTGTTCCTCATTATAAGTATAATAAGCTTCAAATTGTTTTGGAGAAATGTATTTAATATTATTTTTTATTTCAATAGGTTTAGTATTATTTCTTAATAACCCATCTACTACATTCTCTGCTGAAGTTATTAATTCTAAATTTTCAACATTATTATTTTTTCTATTTCCATCTATGTGATTTACAACTACATCATAACCACAAGGAATATGATTTAAAAAAGCTATTGCTACTAATTGATGTATTTTAAATCCTTTCTTTTTTAATACTTATGATATAATTTATTATAGTTCTTAACTACATCTCCTAGAAGTGTTGGTTCATATTTTAATAGAACTTCTTTTATAAATTTTTTGGATGGATTACCTAATCGTAATTGAATACTTCCATAACTTAATCCATCTTTTCTTGCTTCAATTATTTTAGTTTCTAATTCTGTCATTACTTACAATCCTCCACTTTTAAAGTTTGTCTATATTTTGCTCTAGCAGAATTTTTATTTTTTGATTTATAGGTATCTAATTGTGAGTCACAGTTAGGACATATTAATCTTAGATTAGTTCTTTCATTATTATCTGCATCACCATCTATATGATCTAATATAAAAATTAATTCTATATTATTCCAGATATTTAAATTTCCACAGATAGTACATTTATTATTTTGTTCTATGAGAAAGAATTTTTTATAATTACCCATGTTTTGTTGACCAGATGCAATAGAGTTATCTATTTTATATTCTTCATAATGATTTTTAGATCTTAATTTTCCTGCACATTGTACAGAACAACATTCTGTATATCCACCATTACTATCAGTAGGTTTAAAATCTTTCCCACAACTAGGGCATATTTTATTATTTATTTTATTTTTTCTTACAGGTAAAGTAATACCTAGTTTTATTGCAGTATTTCTAATTGTTACATCAGATACTTTATATAGTTTTGCAATCTTTGCATAAGATAAATTATCTGTTAAGATTAATTTCTCTAATTCTTCTTTTTCTATTATCATATTATCATATATTATTTGCACCCTCCCAAGGACTCGAACCCTGACTTACAAATTTTGAAGATTTGCGTGCTACCATTACACTACAAAGGTATATTAGGAGTTTGAAAGATCTCCTAAAACTTTAATTTATAAATATAGTATTACCTATATATTGATATTCATTTTCTCCAACTTCTATACTTTCAAGAAAGTATCTTAATTTAGATTTATCTTCTATAGTTATATAGAAAATATTACCAGTTGGGTATGTGGCATTTCTAATTAATGTTATTAGTATATTTTGAAATTCTGTTATTGTCATATTAATCTAAAATGAATTCATCTATTTCATCTAAGAGGACTTCTATATCCACTTTCTTTATTGGAGAAATATAATAATATCCTGATGCTTTATCTGGATTATTAAATACTTCAATAGTATCTTTATCTAATCTTACAGTCCAGTCTGATTTAACATAATCATTGGATTTTCCTATTTGATGAAAACCTCTTTCTAATAATTCATTTATCATAATATTATTTTTATTTTGTAGGTGTACAGTTTTCTGTATTGAAATTTGTAGTATTACCACTTGTATTTCCTGTTGAAATATTACCATTACCACTTATTATACCATTTTCACTTGTAGTTAGTATACCACCATTAATAGTATAAGGATTACTTGATCCCCTAATAAAATCTGGATGAACCCATTCAAGAGTTTTCACTGATGGGGAGGGTTGATACCAAGGTGAACTAATAGTTATTTGTGGATGTGAAAGTAAAGTCCATTCATCAACATCTAATCCTAATTCTGCAAACATATCATAAAGTTCTCCAATATTTACTTTATCATTTAGAAGTATTGTTTTCTTTATTGTATCTAATTCTATTTTCATTTTTATTTGTTTAATAGTTTATCTATTCTTTTTTTATAATCTTCTATATATAAATTTAAGAAGTCAGTTCCTAATTCTTGATTCCATTTAGACTTATGTTGCCACCCATCTCTCACTGTTGTTAGGCGAGCTAGTATTTCATCTAAAAATTCTAATGTAGGATTTTCCATTAAGCTAGTTCATAAGTTTTTATAAATATATCTGGTTTACATGGATAAAATTCTCCACTAACTCCTTGTATAATATAATCTCCTACTGATGCTAACATTCCACCTTCTAATGTAGGGATTATTAATGTACCATTCTTTTGTGGAAGAGCTTTTTCATATGTAAATTTTACTATAACATCTTGATTATCTTTTGTTAATTGTTCTGCTTGTATTACTACTGGTAGTTTTCTATATAACATATTTTTATTTTTTAAGATCCCCCATAACACCACGAAGTAGTCTATCTTCTACTCTATCAACACAAGCTTCAATAAACATTGTTAATCCTTCTATCATTTTTTCATTTTGTTCAGAAGGAAATCTATTATTTAATTTAATAGTTCTATCTAAAAGTACATATGCTAATTGTTCTGATTGTATTCCAGCTTCCATTGTACCATCATCATTTTTCTTTACAAAAGGAATAGCAATTTTAGTTTCAGTATATTCTGTAGTTCCGTTATTAAATCCTTTTGACATTTCTACTAAATAGTAATGTGCTCCTCCGTATACATCTCCTGGTGATACTTCTATTGTTTCTTGTTGGCTTGGGAAAACCATATATGGTAATTTAATCATTTCCATTTTTTATTTTATTTATTAATACTTTCAACTGTTCCTTGCTTTTGCTTCCAGTTGTTTTTAAAACTTGTATATTATTTTTAAAAAAGATTAGTGTTGGTATACTACGAATTTCGTATTGTTCTACTAGATCATCTTCTTCATCAATATTAATCTCTTTTATTTCTAAATCAAACTCCAATGCTAACTCTTTCATTATAGGTGAAAGAGTTTTACATGGGTTGCATCAATCTGCTTGGAACTTTAATATTTTAATCATTAATAGTTGTTAATAATAAATATAAATCTTTAATTTTATCTGCTTCTTTCATTAGGATATTTCCTTTTTCAACTAGAATTCTTTTTCCTTCTTCCTTCCATTCTTCAAATGTCATTAAAGGTTTAAGAATTTCTAATTCTTGTTCAATAACTGGTTGTTCATGAGGAGTAGTAATTTGAATATATGATAAACTTTTATCACTATTATATTCTGTAGGATCATATGACTTTATAAGTTGAGTTGGATATTCAATTGTTTTTTCTGGTGGAAGTAATACTTCTTCTTGTGAGAAATTAATTTTTTCTATTTCTTCTAACATATTAACTAAACTTTCAAATAAAGATTGTTGATCAGATCCTTGTTCAGGTTTCTTTTCAAATATATCACTAGTAGCTTCTTTCCACATCTTACTGAAGTCACTTAAGAATTCTTCATTAATTTCAAATCCTTTTGCTTTTTGTGCATCTGCTATTTCTAATACTGCTTCTTCTGTTTGTTTTATTTCTTCTTTAACAGCTTCTTCTTGTTTAGTTATATGATTAAGTTTAGTATTAAAATATATAAATTCATTTATTATATTAGTTAATAAACTTTCTACTTTAGGTAGTGTTATTTTTGGAAGACCTGGGAAAGTATCAATTCTATAATGATCTAAATCTAAATCTATAGCATCTACACTTGCTGAATCTTCTAAAAGCACAACTTCAAATGTATATTTATTTTCTGTGTTTTCTTGATTATATAACATATTAAGTTTATCTATTAATGCTATAATTCTTATTTCTTGTAATTCAATTTCTGTTTTCATATTTTGTTGGTTGGGTATTTTAACAATACCATTCTAATATATTTTCAATCTCTTTTAAAAGACTATTAATCTCATTTGGTGTATTACTACCTATTAATATTTTTAAAGTTTTAACTTTATTTTTTAATTCTTTTTGAACTTTAGTAAAATTAAGAAATCCAATTTCTTCTTCTAGTAGTAATTCATCTTCTATATACATGTATTTATGTTTTTAATTATCTACAAAGATACATATTTTATTTCAAATGGAAAACTATCTTTTGATTTTTCTTTATATTCTGTATAGAAGTACCAATTGTCATAAAATTTTGTAGGTGGTTCAGAAGTTTCATGACTTAAATCTTGTATAGCAATTCCTGAAGTCTTTAATTTAAAATAGTTTCTTAAACCTTCACATTCATTTATATATTTTGGATGGTAATATTTATTTTCCATTATTGTTTTATTATTGATGTTATATTAAATTTATCATCTATATGAATATAAGTATTTGTATTTGGTACTTTAAATATATTATCTATTAATGTTACTTTATAACCTAAACTATTTGCTAATTCTATTTTATTTTTTAACATTATTTTCCATAGTTTTTTAATTGTTTTCTTAGCACATCTTCAAATTGTTTGTATCCTTGTTTGTTAGTGAAACATCCTTTAGATATTTCATATAATCCATCCTCATGATACTTTGGGTAATCTAATTTATCATTAAATATATCTTTTAATTTACTTTTAATTAATTCTATAGTTAATTTTTGATATTTATAAGTATTATCCATTATTTTTCAAGTATTTGTAATTTACAATCAGCAAATGTTTTTATTTCTCTACCCCACATATCTACTATATCTCCATAAGTTGGAAGACTAAATAGAATATTTTTTAAAAGTTCTTTATTAAATTCTTTTATTACTTCATCATATATATCTTCATCAGTAGGTACTGTTTGTTTTATTGTTAATATACTATGTTTAGTTGGGGTAAATATTAAATCTGCTATTGTTTTATATTCATTTAAAGACTCTTGTATTTTACATAAAGTAAATATAAAATATTCTTTACCAAAGATACTATTTAAATTATTTACTAATTCATTATTTATATATTCTATTTTATTTTTCACTATTAATATTTTTGATGGATTGTTTCTTGTAATTGTTTTATTTTAAATTCTAGTAAATCAATAGTTATTTCCATTGAATTAACAATGTCTAATGTTTGCTTTATTAAATCTTTATATCTATCTTTATATATACTTGGATATACAACTTGTTTTTTCTTTTTACCTCACATGATTTTAATTTTTAAATTAGTTAATAGTTTTTACACAAACTTTAATTACTAATTTAAATCTTCTGGAATATCTATATTATTACACTTTAATATATAAGTTTTAAAAATATTTACTATACATTCATTTATTTCAAATAATTTATTTTTTAAATGATATGCATTACAAACTTTTTGTAAAATTTTTTCTTCCCTTATTCCACCTTCTCTTAAAGCTATTATCTCTACATTAATATGAGTTGACTCAAATTGCTTGAATCTTTTTTCTATATTTTCTGAGAAACCTATTTTGTAAGTTTAATCTAATTTTATTAAGTATAACATTTATATAATCTCTATTGGTTTATATTCTAATTCTTTTGATTCTTTTAACTGTTGTTGTAGTTTTACGTTTTCTTTTAATACTAAATTCATAGTCTTATTAAAAGTATCTTCTAAAGAATTTAAACGTTCATCTGTTTCATTTAATCTATCTTCATGTTTCTGAAGAGTAAATACTATTGCTTGTTCTAATTCATTAAGATGAAACATTTTTTCATTAATCATTAATCCAGTTTCCATATCTTTCTTATCTGTTTTAATAATAGATAGATAGTTTTTCTCTAATAAAGATTTATTATATTTTGTAACTGAATGAGGAGACATATTAATAATGTCTGCTAATTTTCTATCACTATAACTTACATTACCATAACCACCTTCTTTAAACATATATTGTTGAGTAGCAATTAAATATGCTTTTTCATTTGAGGATAGATCTTCTTTATCTAAAAAATCATATGAAAATGGTTCAAATTTTTTATGAGGATTAAATTTATATAAATTATTTCTTCCTTTTTTTGTTACTGTTATATAACCAAGAGATTTTAAATTCTCAATACACTTTCTTACAGTTGGTTTTGATGCACTTGCATGCCCCATAATAGTTTCCAATGATGGGAATGCTTCTTTGGTTATTGAATTCATATATCTTCTTATTGAAACATAAATTAAAAGATCCTTAGAAGATAGTTTATCATCGACTGTCATATTATTTGGAAGTTGTACGTGCCTTTTATTTTCTAATTCCATTTTCTATTACTTTAATTTCTAATACAAAGGTAATAAAATTTTTTGGATAGTGCAAATAAATAGTGTAAATTTAACATATTTTAATACTTTAATTTTCATAGTGAAAGTTTTTGCATAGAGGTTGTGCAAAAAATACCCCAAGGGTGTGCAAAATGTACCCCGATGCGTGCAAAAAGTACCCTCTAACTATACTTACTTATACTTATATAATTATACTTACTAGGAATTTTCTTCGAAATTTCCTCAAGAAAAATAAAAAATTTTTTATATATGTATAATTTTAGTTAGGAATTTTAGTGCCCCCCTTAAGATGATTATAGATTGATTTGCTAAGGAGATTGAAAAAAAATTTTATATATATTTTTTACAGGTGAGAGCTGTTGGTCTTTACTCCCCCAAGCCTTAAGGAGAGTAAAATGAATTCGTAGAAAATTCGTCCTCTGTTCACTAAATATAAACAAATAAAAAAACTTATTATGGCTGAAAACAAAAATGTTGCAACTGAAACTGTTGCTCCTAAAACTTATCTTGATCGTGTTGTAACATTGGAATCACTTGAAGCACGTGCTTTACTTGATCCAAGTTTCGCTAATTCTTTTAATGGAATCGAAACCTTACAAGCCGGTCAAATCCTTACATTTCCTACTATCATTCCAATCACTGAAAAATTCTTCAATGATAAACCTTACAATTCTGTTGTAACTGTTGATGGTAAAGAAATTGCATTTTCTCAATTTACTCGTAATGATTATGCTGGTACTCCAATCAATCCTAAATTTTCAGGATTAGGTTTCGCCACTATCATTGCATTGCTTTCAGGTAAAACTGCTATGGTTCAAAAGACTATTGTAAATATGCCTACTTATGTTGAAGTCAAAGGTAAACGTGTTCGTTCTATTGAAGCTTCTTCTCTTTGTGCACCAAAGTCTGTTAATTACTTTGTAATTGCTGGTGTACAAGAAGCATTGCTTGCTGACTAAATTAATTAATTGAGAACTCTACATAATCGTAGGGTTCTCAATTCTTTACAACCAGAGAAATAGCATTGGTAATTAACTATTCTCCTATTCGAGAAATAGTAATGATAACTGTTATTCAATCACAGATACCCGAATGTATACCAAAATGGATATACTAACAAACTTCTCAGTTATTCTCGCAAATTTCTAATCGATTCCCAAATGTATATCAATAAAGTACTAGCTATTAAAATTGTTCGAGGTCGTTTAATTGGTAGATGTTTACTACATTCTCGCAATAAAGATTATCAAGTTGGTATTTGGGATAATTTATATGAGCCACAACTATCTGGAAAGCTTTGCTATTTTAAGTTGGTAAAGTATAAGATCGGATGGATAATTAATGATTTTGTTTATGTTTAATAAATTTCTTTCTACAAAACTCAAAATTCGAGAAAGGATAATGCTAGATTTCAAAAGTGTTTACAAATGCATTATACCTGGACAAGAGGTCCTAAATTAATAGTCGAAGATTTATGAAAGTAAGTCTTTGGCTTTTAATGATAATATTATGAGAATTTTAGGTGAGTGATGAATGAGAACTGCCTAAGCCTTTCTTCTAAACGTAAACCAAACTACCCTTTCCAGAACTTTTTCCAATTCCAATTCACAACTTTGTATAACCTCGAAACGCAAAATCTTACCAATCTCTTTTTATTATTGCAGAGTGCAAATGTTTACAATTCGTAAATATTGATCTTATCATTTCGATAAGGTTTAGATCCATAGCGATGCTTAAACTCAAAAAAACTCAAATATTATGAAAGAATCTTTATCTTTAATAAGAGCTCAAAAAGCTGTTGCAATTATCAATGAATTAAAAGAACAAAAATCAGCATTTACAGGAATATCATTATCTCATGCTTTGAAAATGTCTGGTTGTCCTTATTCTCAATTTGTATTCAGTATTCTTAAAAAAACTGGAATGATTGTAAAATTCAAAAAAAGAGAATATGTTTTTGCTTATGATGCTCCAGTATATTACAAGACTATTCAAAAAGGTCTTGATGAATGTGCTACTAATCAATTAGATTATACCAAAAAGTACAAAGGTAAACCCGAATTGGTTCAAAATTCTTTTGGAGATATAGTTTCAAACTCAGAAATTATAGATTTTATAGATCCAATTGAAGAAGCAATTGCATTGTTAAAAGCAAATGGATATAAACTTCAACGCCCAGTAATTAAGTATGAAAATTGTTAAACATTTATCAAGGGAATAGTAATCTATTATTCCTTTAATTTAAACTTAATTGTATAATCTTTAAAACTCAAAAACTCAAATTATATGCACGTTATAACTAATTTCAAACTTATTAGAATTAAGATCCTTAATCTTAATACTACATTACAAAATCAATTTATTGATAAATTAGAAAAAGAATTATCTTTGCCTAATTTTGTAGATTTAATGGTTAATAATACCATTAGTAAATGTTATTTTGGTAATGATGAAAGACAAATCATTTTTCTTTTTAACGATAATGCAGGTGAATTCATTACTAGTTATTGTATATCATTGTAAAATATATTCTCGAAAAATAGACGATTTACCAAAATTGTTTATCTGATTATTGAATTTCTGAACTGTTATAATAGAGGTATTATAAAGAAAGCGATTGAAAATAATATAGAGAATAATAATTTAAAAAGAAATGTAATCAGTTTATGCCTTCTTGAAGGTGTTGCATGCGGTGTATAATAGTCCGAAGCCTGTATTACATTTCTTTTTTTAACTCTAAAAGCGGGGTTTATCACTAATATAATGCGAAGTGAAACAGTGATTTTTTATTAAACTCAACCAGGAGAGTTTAGATCAAATGTGCAAGCACATTTAATCTTATAAAATAGTGTCTGATGAGACTGGACGAAATATATATGTATTACACTCAAAAATACTTATTATGATTACTGAAACAATGTCTAGAAAAGAAATAGTTGATGAAATACTATTAGATACAAAAGAATTAATACAAAAAACTTTACATTCAACAGTATTTCATAGTATAACTAAAGTATTTGTAAGAAAGCGTAAAACTTTTAATTATCCAATAATTTTTAAAACATCTGAAACAATAATATCAAAAAGAAACAATAATTATTTAATTATTTATGCTTCTGATAATATTGATAATTTAGGAGCAAATCATTTATGTTCATATATAAAAAATAATAAAAAACAATATGTTTTAATAAATTTTACTGAACAACATTGTTTTTTTATATCTGAACATTTTTTATCTCGATTTAAAGAAAGAAGTGAATATTTAATTGATTCTGATTTACCTTATTTCTTATTAAAAGAAATATGTATACCTGAAGGTAATAATATTCCCGATAAAAATCATTTAATGTTTTTAAAAACATTATCTGGATTAGCTATTTTATCTAAAATTGATAATTATTGTGTATATGTAACATATATGAAAAATAATTTATCTTATGATAAGCAGCAAATTTTAAATGAATTAAATCTTTCTCAAATAATTGCTAAAGAAATTTAAACTCAAAAACTTAATCAAAATGAACAAAATTATTCGTATCGCATTACAGAACAAATTCCCAGGAATTGAAATTGAAGCATTAATGGAAGTTATCAATCAAACTCCAAATGCAGTCATTGCAGTTGAAACTCTTATGAATGTATATGAAGTTCCTGATATTTCTAAAACATCTATTTATCCTCAAGGATCATCCAAAATTTGCCGCTTTAAATCATTTGATAAATATACTGAAAAAGTAACTTATGAGTATGATTCAACTGAAAGTAAAACATTGTATTTTGATACAAAAGAAATTGCCGAAGAATCTAATTCATATGATTTAGCTGTTTCTAATAAAACAGGTAGAGATTATTATTCTCGTGATGATTTCCGTGCTGAAAAATCATTTAGAATTCCATGTGTGAGTAAATTAACATGTGATTTAGAATCTTGGAATGGTTGTAAATAATATATTTTTTGAGTTTCCAATCCACATAAATGTGGTGCGGAAACTTAATTAAAACTCTTAATCATGAATAAAAATCAAGCATATTTAGCAATGCAACAAGGTCATAAAGTTTGTAATGAATATTATTCACCTGAAGAATATGCATTTATAAATGATAATAACCTTATTGAGTATGAAGATGGTTGCGTAGTTGGTAATCAATACAGTGAAAACTGGGTTAAATATCAAGATCCAGAACATAAACTTGAATGGTATTATTGGATATCAAAAGATGTTAGATCTGATACTTCTCAGAATTCAATATCTGATCCATATTTAGAAAGATTAGGTGATGATATATCATTGATCCCTTTAATGTTTACTAATCCAATGCAAGGATATAATGATTGTAAATTCTATTCAAAAAAGGAATTCATTCCAAAGAATCATAAACGCACAAATCGCAGATGAAAACAATTCAAAATGGTTTAGTTAATTTTCCAGAAATTCAACAAGCATTAGCAACTGATATTGATAATCTAATTCATACTACAATTAGTAATAAAGGACATTTAGCTGATGTTTCTTGTAGTCTTCGTTTGATTGCTTCAAGTTTAAACTTAAAAGCAGATAAACTATCAATTCTTTTTAATCAACAAAAATTAGACTAATGAAAAAACTTATATTATTTCTTATAATTGTATTAACTCTTTCTTGTACTTCTCAAAGTGGTAAAAAAGAACATTTATTAGTTATTCAAACTGAACTTCAACGTTTTAATGCAATACCATCTCCGTTAATATTAAAAGATTATACTTTTGAAAATGGAGTAACTGAACAAGTTGTAATTATGCAACATAATGATTCAATTATTATATTTCGAGGTAGAAATCCATTAACAGAATATTTATTAAAAACATACAATAGAAATGATACTATAAAATAAAGTTATTCAATAACCGAAAGTGGGGGTCCAATTCATGAACAGTTAGCTCTATGTTAACAAGAGATATGATTGGGGTAAAAAACAAAATGAAATACACGGAATGACTTTATTTTTCTTTAATCATAGTTATTAAATTTACTTAACTCAAAATTCAAATGAAATTAATCAAATCTATTATCATTGTAATTATGATTTTAATTATAGTGACTATTCTCTCTGTTTCTCTATATACAGTACTACATGGTAGTTGGTATGGAGTAGTTTGTTGGCCTTTTATGATTGTTGGTTTTCTTTATTCTTCTATTTTTGGAATAATTAAATTTGATCATTGGTTTCATAAACAATTGAAATAATGGAACAACTTTGTATTCTTTTTTTAAAACTATTCTCCATATTATGGGGAATAGTTATTATTATTTCAATTCCAGGTATTATAACACATAAACGTTCTTTTAATTTGTATTATAATGATATCTTCAAAATTACATTTTTTATCATTTGTGTAATCTCTTGGTTTGTATGAGAAGTTTAAAAGAATTATTATGTTTATTGTGGATTACAATAAACGCAGATGAAAATTTTGAATTTGGTTTATGCGCTACTGTAAATTATTTATCTCTAAAAGATAAACTTAATTTTTCTGAATATAAGTTATTATATAATTATATTCAAACAAATCGACCTAAATGGTATCAAAAACATTATAGTAAAGCTGATAAACATTCAGGTTATTATTGGGCACATGGTAGTAAACAACCAAGATTAGATTGGTTAACAACACATATTAAAAAACAAAAATAAATGAATTAATTGAAACTGTAAAGAATTGAGATATATTGCGTGATTTATCACAATAAAATACCAAAGGCAATTACTCATCAATGTAATCGAACTGATAAAGGCAGCTCTTCAATTAATTAATAGCATAGTATCCAATGCCAGTTGTTCTGTCAACACGTCACTCCATAATACTACAGCGGTAGTATTAACGTTGGAGTCGGTATACACTCTTCGTGTAGAAGAAAAAAGAAAAAGACATTATTTCAATTTTAAACGGTGCCATTGTTGCATTAGCTTTTTATGGAAATAATGTATAGACGTAAATGTTTTAAAGCTAGAGTCGTCGGTATGTAATATCCTACATGCGAACCAAGAATGGATTAATAAAAACCTTTATAAAGGTAATTCTGATAAATACCAACTTACTCTTGGTATAAACAGAAAATTATATGAGTAAGATATAATTGTACGATAGAATTTGTATAATGTCAATGGATATTATGTGAGTTTTCGTCGATGTTGATGAGTAATCATGAACATTCAAATTAATTAGTATTGGAATCATTGATTCTCGTGGTCACAGAATACACTCTGTTGAAAATAAGTCTAAAGAGGACTTTTACCACCAATACTTATCTCTTTCGTCTAATGGTAGGACATTATTGTAAAGCAATAAAAATTCAGGTTCGAATCCTGTGTGGAGAACAACACAGAACTTACTTAAGTGTGATTCTGTATAGGGTAAGAAAGTCGACTTTCATCCTGCACTTACGACTGATCATTGTAAGTAGAGTAACTCGTCTAATTGGTTAGGGCACTCCGAAGAGGGGAGATAGGGTTCGATTCCCTAATACTCGCTTAAATTTGCTTCTCTTATTATTATTAGTCCCTAGCAATGCTGATACTAATGAAATAAGAAGGAGTAATTTTTATTAGATAAACAAGTAGGTGTCACATTACAGCCCTGAATACATTTAACGGATTAAATTCACTCTGATGTATTAAGACTTGCAGAAATTTGAATATTTTAACGATTAGTTTGGTACGTATAAGTTAAACTTAGACTAGCCCATTAATATTATATTTGCAAATTGTAAAGAGCCTTGTTTATTAATATTAAATTTAAAAAAATAAATCATATGAAGAAAATTCTCTTTTTATTTCTCATGTTATTTTTAATGAGTTGTATAACTACTAAAAAAGTTAAACAACCTGTAGTTTTTGATCATTCTTATATTGTAAATAAATGAGATACACTCTTAATCAACTTAAAAATAACAAGAAAATTGTTGTTTATTTAGAAACAAAAACTGATTGGCAGAAATTATTTGATCTTAAGATGTTTAACATAACTGTTGAATATTATGGTTCTTATTGTTATTCTTTAATAGATGATACTTATAGTGGTAGTTCAACTAAAACTAATCCTGGTGCTTATAATCATGACACAATAATTGTACAATTTGATGAAATAGATTTTGATATAAATATTGAAAATAAAGAATTTTTAGAATCTATTAGTTGCCCTTATCAAGAAGGTGATCTTCTTGAAGGAAAAATTGCTGATAGATGGATTTCTGAAATGGTATTACATGTTGAAAATAAACATATATTTTTATGTCAAAATAGTTGTAATAGTATGAAATGTATAGATAAACAAGGTTATAGCTATTCTTATAATATTTATGATGAATATCCTAAAAAAAATTGGGAAGATTCATTACATCTTTATAAAGTCACTGAATTATGTTATATTAATACTAAAACATTTACAAAATTAACAAAAGATATTATGTCTGATGGCTTACCAAAATATTTTTGTATTGAATATAATGATTCAATTATTAATAAATTAATTGAATTATTTCCTGACTCTCAAGTAAAAGATGAATATAACGAATATGGTGGAGGATCTTTAAATTATATTGGTAGAACTGAAGATTATGAGGAGTTTACTATTAATGATAAAAGTTATTTCGAACATGAAGATGTTCTATTTATTACTTCAAATCAATTTGATGAATTTTTAGATGCTAAATATTCTGTAAAAGGAGAATTTGATTCTTTTTCACTTAATACTCCATTATTTGAATATCAACAAGTTGATACAGCTATTAAACCTATTTCTCAATCAGAAGTTAACTTAATTTCTTTCTCAAAAATAACAGATAAAAAATCAAAACAAATAACAAAACTCTTTAAATTTTAAATTATTATGGCAAATGCTAAAACAACAGTTCGCAGTGAATTAACTGCTAAGATTAAGAAATGTAAATTAGTATCTATTGACGGTGTATCTTATTTTGGTGAATTAACCAAAACTGAAACTGGTGCTGCAACATTAACAAATGCTATTCCTTGTGGTGACAGTATTGCCGAAACTGTAAAAACCTGGATTAAAATCAACAATTTGAATAATCTTGAAACATTGGAAATTTCCGGTAATGTATCTTTTGTAGTTAAAGCATTGACTGAAGATCAAACAGATGAAGCTGAATTGGTGATCATTGCTGCTGCTCGTGCAACTGTAAATGCTCTTCCAAATTTGATTAACTCAGCAATTTAAAAAAACCGGTGAGCTTTATGCTCAAAAAAAATATAGTGAAGTGTGCCAGAGACCACTCTAATGTTGATTAAACTACAACAGCTATATTTCTTTTTTAAAATTAAATAAAAAATTAAAATAATGGAAATTTTTGGTTTATATTTTATTGTTTATTTAATGGGAATAGTATTATATATGATAGCTATATTAATATGTAATGCAGTCTCTACTAAATATAGTAAATTTATAGTAGTAACGTTTTTTCCATTAACATTCTTTTTACTATTTAATGATTTACGTATATTTATTAATAACTATTTAACTCAAAACAATTTAAAACAAATGAATTTCAAAATTTTAAGTAAAGCTATGGGCTTTATGTTTCTTCCGACTTTTGGTGTATTAACAATGTTACTTGTTGGGTTTTTTGATCCAATTGCAATGTGGAATTTTATCAAATCTAATGATGGTTGGGCCATTACTATAAGAATTTTTATTTTTATTGCCGAAGTTTCTTTAATAACTACTATGTATTTTCAATATCTTAAAGAAGATATAAAGAAACAATTTATGACAGGTGAAACACCTATTAAATCTAGTAGAAATGTGGATAGTTATACTGATGTAAGAGATTTATTCAATAACAGGAATAGTAATGATAAATATATCGGACATTCCACTGAAAACAAGAATTTAATTTTAATCGAAAGAAAATCCGGAGAATAATATGAAAACATTTAAAATGCCTTTTACATTTAAGATATTTATTCTCTTATTTGTAGTTGGAATTATATATTCCAGCATCGCGTCTCTTTATACCAGTTTTACTGGAGTGTATAACCAATCAACCGGTTACAAATTGGAGTATAAAGCTTTGGAACAGAATCAGGTTACAACTTACGACAATTATTATCTTGCATTTAAGGAAAAAACCACAATCACAAACTTAAATAAAGAAACATTTCTTACTGTTACTAGTATTATAATGTCAGCAAGAACTGATGGTCCTAATGTTGCCTGGAAATGGTCTCATGAAAATCAGAATATTCCATATGAGGAATTTACTGTATTTTATAAAGAGCTTAGTACATTCATAACTGCCCGGTTTGCCGAAAATAGTGCCATAGAAAATAAAAAACAAGATATAGCAAAAAATCATAATTTGCTCTTGACTACATTTCCTGGCGTTATCTATAATCATTTCCTGCATCTTCCACTATTGGAATATAAGGAAGGATTTGTGTCTGCTGACACGAAATTGTTATTTAATAAATAAGAATTGCTAAGTTTAAAATTTGATTCTGTAGTAATACTGTAAAGAACCAAAGACCTTGTTGGTGAGGTTGGTATTAATATATTAATTCCATAAATCAAATCTTAGAGTTATGTATGCCAATTTCTAAATGCTGGCTGGTGACCTTATAAGCCTTCGGGTGGTTAAGGAGTCATGCCCATATAATAACTTTAACACCTTTGGAAAGTGTTAACAATTTTTAAACAATAAAGGCACAGACTCAGAAATCTGTAAAGGTGCTTAGGAGCATTAAAGCTTTTTAATATAAATCATTAACAAAGAAGTTCTCATGACTAAAAAGAATGGAGTTAATCACTCGTTGCTTATAGCAACAAAATCTCGTCGTAAGGGTGTTATCGAAAGATTAAATGCCCAATTAAAATCCGAAGTAAAAAATCCATCTAAAAAGATGGGTGTTAATACTACAAAACCAATTTCGTTAACTGATTCAGATCGTGTGCGCATTCAACGTGAACTTGATATTCTGAAAACCCGGATTTAATAGGATACAAAATTAGATGTTGGTAAATTGATTTACTGAATTCTTACCTATTAAAATATAAATCTACTGCAATTCTCCTCTTGAGCAAACAGGATTGTGTATTGCCTATAAGATGCATTGAGTAAAAATCAGTCTTTAGTAGATTTAATAAACCGTTAACTCATACGGTATATAAAAAAGGCAGTCGTCACGTGTATAAACGTTGTCGTTAGATAAAATAAATTATACAAAATAAAAAACTTAATAACTTCACAAGTAATTGAGCAATGAGGTTTCTTAGAAATAAGTTTTACTCATTATTTTTTAAATTAATATGATAGAAGAATATAAAGCATTATTAAATTAAAAAAATATATGGAAATTAAATTTTATTCATTTGAAGGGGGTATAGATTATCCAGTTGCTGAGCATATTTCAGATAATTTAGTTACTATTAATAATATGGCTATTAAATTATCAAAACTTTATTCAAAAAAAATAAGAATTAATCTTTGGTGTCGTGGTTCTTCTGGTGCTATTATTGCTGCTATTATTGCTAGTAAATTAATTAAAAAACAATATAACACTACAATTTGCCATGTTAAAAAAGATGGTGAAGAAAATCATCATGGTTCTTATATTTATTATATTTCTGATGGAATAAATATTATAGTAGATGATTTTATTTGTTCAGGTAAAACTATTAATATAATTTCAAAAGTAATAAAAGAAAAAGAATTAAATTTTGATTGTTTATTAGTAACTGAAAATGTGCCATTATATACTTTAATAAGAATACCTTCAATTATTATAAGTGATTCTCTTCAACTATATAAAGGTAATGTAGAATCTAAAATTACAAAAAATCAAACTTTTACAATATGATATATCATTGTAATTATAAATATTAATTTAAAAAATAACTCAAATAACTTTCCAAGTTAGCGAGATTCTATATATATTTTAAGATGATATTTTTTATAAATTGATTCTTAAAGTATATATTTTTGTATTCTTTTCACGTTATTATTTATTTTTGAGAAGTTTTACTTTTCATACTTTTCAATAAGAATTTTTTATTACCTTTGTGTAGTAAAAAAAATTATATGGAAAAGAAAAAAATAACAAAAGAATTATTAGAAGAATTATTAAATCAAGGATTTAGTACAAATGAAGTTGGTAAACAATTAGGATATACTGGTGCAGGTATTAGATATCATATGAATAAATATGATTTACATTCTGATCATAAAAGTATACAAAATAAACCTAAAACTCCAATTATTGCCGGAACAAAAGAGTGTGGTAAATGTCATAATATATTACCAGTAGAGGATTTTTATATCAGAAAGAATGAGGCATTAACATCTTATTGTAAAAAATGCAATTATAAAGAACAACATTCTTTACTAAAACGTCGTAAAATAGAAATATTAAGTAAATTTGGAAATAAATGTTCTATTTGTGGTTACAATAAATGTATAGCCGCTTTAGAATTTCATCATATAGATCCTAAAGAAAAAGAATTTTCATTAGGTAATGCTAAAACTACGAATTTAGATAGATTATTATTAGAAATGAATAAATGTATTCTTGTGTGTTCAAATTGCCATAAAGAAATACATTATCCAAATGATACTAATTGATTTAATATATAAACTACAAATAAAAACATTTAAAAAAACTCAAAACATTATGGAATTAATTAAAAAAACTCCCGCTCAAAATTTAGATTTAACAGTTATAAGTAACTCTAAATCAGTATCATTTGAAAAAAAAGGAATTATTGTATCTTCAACTAATACAACTAATAAAACAGTTGGTGGTGTGAAAACACAATCTCGGAATCAAACCTGTTTCAATCTCAATATTAGTCCTAATGCTAATCATGAAATTGTTAACGCATTTTTAAAATAATATATATGATTGTTTGTATGGAAAAAACTGCTGATCTATTAATAACTCAAGATTCTGAAAAGGCTCAAGAGTTATTAATAGGTGCAGAAGTTAATGAAACTCAGTATGGTGATCGTTATTTAATACTTAAAGAAAATGAAGAATCTCTTTTCTCGGAATAATATAATTTATGCTTTAATAATATTGCATATTATGATGTGTTCAATAGCAATAGGCTTTGATGTAAATCCAAATCCTTTTTGTTTAATAGAATTTATTGGATTTTGTATAATTATTTGTTTAATATTAATATTTTATCCAAAATCTAGTTCTTATGAAATGAAAGTACTTAAAAGTGTTTTAAAATTTTTAATAAAAAAAGAATATAATGGTTTATGTATATGTTTTTTTAAAAATTTAGTACAAGAAATACGACATAATTCAGTAACTCTTTATTATACTGTTAATAAAATTTTTCCTTTATTTAATAAAGATTATATTGAAGAAATTTGTGAAAGAAAAATGCTTCTTACACCAGATTTTGAAAGAGCTTATTGGTGGGACAGAAATGATTTTAATACTAGAATAATAATTATTAAAACTATGATTGAAGATCTTAAAATATCAGAAAAAAATGCAGAGAAATAGAATTGAGAGAATAAAAATCCCAATTCTTTCATCAACAAATGGAAAAATTGTTTCTCACGAATCACAAGAAATTGTTAAACATAATATAAATATTGTAACAAAAGCAAAAGCATATGAAAAACGTCATAATGATTTTATTACTTGTGGTGGTACAAAAATATTAAATACATTTAGTAACAATGTAGCTTCTCAAATTGCAGAATTTAAACAAAATCGTCAAATTCAATTTTGTTAAAATGGCTAAATTATTTAATGTTCAAAACCTTGAAAAAAATGTTTCTCTTATTGAGGAAGTTTCTGGAATAAGAATGTATTATGTACTTGCTTGTCCTAAAGATTTTCCCAATAAAACATTTTTTTCAAATAAGAAATGGTGGTATAAAAAAACTATGTTAATTCCTTATGGAAATCATATGTCTTGTCGTCTTAATTATGCTTATATGAAATTAAAATATTCAACTATGGTTGATTTAGCTTTATTTCATCAACAATTAGCTAATAAAAAAGTCAATGCATTGTTATTACAACAACAAAATTATTTAACATTTAAATGAAAATTTATTTAAAAATTATTATTTTATTGCTAATTTATTTAGCTACAATTTTCTTACTTCTCCCAGTTTTAATTAGTTCTGATAGTGATTTTCTTGTCTTTTTAGGACTTTGTGTTATCATTGTTTTAGGTGCAGCTCTTTTTAAAATACCTTTCTTATTTATAAACAAAACAAAAACAAAAAAATGAAAAAAAGTTTTATCTTTTCTTTGCTTCTATTTATAGTAGTAGCTCTTTCTTCTTGTTCCCGTGTTGATGCTGGCTATGTTGGTGTCAAAGTTGATCTTTTAGGTAGTTCTAAAGGAGTTCAATCTCAAGTTTTAGGTGTTGGTCGTTATTTCATTGGCCCTAATGAAAATTTGTATTTATATCCTACCTACCAGGTAAATTATATATATACAAAAGAAAATAATGAAGGTAGTAAAGATAATGAAGAATTTAGTTTTCAAACTAATGAAGGTATGATTTGTTATGCTGATCTTGGATTATCTATGCATTTTGAAGTTGATAAAATATCTGAAATGTTTCAAAAATATCATAAAGGTGAAGAAGAAATCCGTGGTGTAATTGTCCGAAAAGAAATAAGAGATGCTTTGAATCGTGTTGCCGGATCTATGGTTATTGAATCTGTATATGGGGCTGGTAAAGGTAAATTAATTGATTCTGTTAAAATGATAATTAAAAATAAATTAGCACCAACTGGTATAATTATTGATGATTTAAATTTAATTGGAGCTATTAGAATACCACCTTCGATTGAAAAATCATTGAATGATAAAGTAAAAATGACTCAGAAAGCATTAGAAACACAAAATCAGGTAGCAGATGAAATCGCTAAAGCCAATATAAAAAGAGCTAAAGCAGATGGAGAAGCATATTATAATCGTACTGTTTCTGCTTCATTAACTCTTCAATTGGTTGAACTTCGTAAAATTGAAAAATGGAATGGAGTAAATTCTGCCACTGTTTTAGGTAATGCTGGTACTATGGTAAATATGCGATAGTAAAAAATAAAAAACTCAAATAACTTTTCAAGTTCTTGAGAACAGCTAGTTCTTTAAATCTAGAAAAATGACAGTAGCATTTAAAAATGCAAGAATGAGGTTAAGTACTCTCTGTCGATTAAAGTTTAAGCTGTAAAAGACAATCAATTAAATTCAAAAAAAATATGAAAAAATATGTATATTTAATATTCCTAGCTTTACTTTTTTTATTTTTTAGTAATAATCTTATATTTTATTTGTTAGTTTTTGCTTTTGTAATATTTTACATATATGATGATTTTAAAACAAATCCAAAACATCAAATTACAATAACTCTTGATTCTTATGGTAGTATTCAAATTTTTGATTTTCAAAATAGATTTATTGCTTTAGTATATCGAGATCATACTATTGAATATTATGGGAGAGTATCATACTATCAAAAATTGAAGATTTCAGAGATTTCTGATTATTTTGTTAAATATTATAATAAACTAAAAGATACAGATGCTGACAAATAGATATTTAAAATATAATCCTTCTATTACTCTTGAAGTATTTACAAAAATTTGGAATAAATTATATGAAAAAGGATGGAAAAGAGAAAACAATAAATCTTTCGAATATAGTTATACTGAATTTACACAAGAATATTCTTATTTAGTTGATACAAAAGATAAAGAATTTAATTTTTATTTAACTAAAAATGGTACTTCTTTTACAGAAATAACTGTACAAGAAATTTTAAATCCAATTTCAGAAAATTTATTCTATAAGGATGATTATATAGTTACTTTAGATAGTATTGAGGATTATAGTGATTGCGCTAAAAATAATTATTGTTTTAAAATACGTATGACAGCTGAAGGTATTTATCCTTATACTGATCTTGAAGGAAATACACAAAATGGTAATAAAAGTTTAAAAGCTGATAAAAGTTCTAATTTACGTAATTGGCGATATGCAACTGATGCAGAAATAAATTATTATAATCAAGTGAATAAACCATTTGATGTAACTATTTTATATATACCTAATGTATATGATTTAAAAATAGGAATAGGATATTCGGATAAAATTTTAACTAAATGGGCTCATAAATCAAATTGTTTTTATAGTAATAAATGGAAATCTATTACTAGTTCATTTTCAAGTAATCGTGTAATTACTAAATTTGATATCAAAGAAGGTATATCTTGTTTTGCTATTAGTGGTACTTGTGATAATATTTATCTTAAATGTGAAGGTTTTAAAGAATTTGTTGAATCTGAATTAAATTTAATAAAAATTAATAATATTTGTACAAAATATAAAGTAGGAGATAAAGTTAAAATTATTTCTAATGGAAGTTATAAAGATGTAGAATATTATATAAATGAAATTTGGACAATTTATAAACTTAATTATTCTACTAATCATTATATTAAAAAAGATGGAAGATATACTATTGTAAGTCCACATGAATTTGAATTATATACTTCAGTAACCAAAAATCCATGTTCTGAAATAGTTAGTAGTGAATTATCAATGAAAGATGTAATTGTAAAAACTGCTCAAAATATGGGTTTATTTCAACCTGATAAATTTGTAACAGATGGGTATAAACTAGGACATCATATTTTACAATTGGATCCACCAGTAAAAACTATAGATTATTTTCCTGAAGTTACAGAACTTAATTTTGATTAAAATGCTTTTAGATGTTAATACAGCTATAAAAAAATAATAATTTTATAGATTTTTTTAAAAATTCAGAATCTCTTAAAAAAGCTTTAGAAAACCCAGATAAATCTATTTGTAGTTATTATGAAATATTAGTAGAAGATATTCTAATTACATGTGGAAGTGTACGTTGTTCTGAATGCCCATTAAATAGAAATAATAGACATATTTTATTAAAATATCTCCCTTTTATTTCTAATACTTTATTACCAAAACCTATTATATCTGAAATTGTAGATATAGAAAAATATTTTCCAACAATTATTGAATTATAAATTAAATTTTTAAAAACAAAAAAAATGAGTGAAGAAAAAAAATCTTTCGTAGAACGTGTTATTGCATTTGTTAAAGGTGGTGATGATGCTAATGTAATTGCTGTACAAAACACAGCAAAACAACTTTGGACTAAGGCTATTTCAGTTGCTAAAGCAAATATTGCAAAAATAGCTACTAATCTTAGTGAAGAATTGGAAGCACAAGCAGAATATGCTAGTGATGCACAAGTGGCTTATGAAGAAGCATTTTTGAATATTAGTGTTGAAAAACTTAGTCGTGACGAACGTGTTGCTTATGTAAAAAGCGAATGGCAAGGTGCTATTGCTAATGCATTGTACAAAGTTGAAAAAGTTGAATCAACTATTACTTCTTTAAAAGAAGAAGCTAAACGTAGAACTGAAGCTGAAGAAAAAAGTATTGCTACTTATGAAAAATATTTAGCACAAATTGCATAATAAATAAATTATTAACTGACGAATCCAAAGTGTACTATGGTCTGTGGTCGTTAATGCTAACCTTGGAAGAACAGGTTAATAATTTAAAGGTTAAACATTGAATACCTTTGTATGTAGAAGACTTGAGCTAACGCTTTGATAGAAATTGCTATAGTAGGTTAGACCTACAAATACATAAAGATACTAATCCTGAAGACAGGATATTATGCAGGATATAACTGCTTAAATGAATGACTTATTGCTGCTGTAAAATCTGCAATATATCAAGTAATGGAGTAATCCTAGAAGTATTGCAACCTTGAGAAAGTTGTAGAGAAAGTAGCGAGGAAAATAGTTAAACTTCACAGTCTAAAATTAAATCCTAACAATACTAATGAGTTCTCAGCATGACCCTAATTTATCATATGCCATTGAAAGGTAATCCTATTGATAAAAGGGTGCTAAAAAAAATAAATTAATCTATAAATATGGAAGAAATAGCATTTATAATATTTTTAATATATATATTATTTACATTAATACTAAATCCGATGTTATTTTATATTTTAAATAAAATATATCTTAAAGTAAATAATAAAAGACTATATCAAGATGAATATGGAGCTATATTTTCAGTACTTTCTTTTATTGGATTTATTTTATTAATATATTATATTATAGAAATATTACTTATTAAAAAATATAGGAATAGAAGAATAGATAAAATAGATTTTAAAATGGAGATAGATACAAGGCCAGGAACCAATGTATTCTTTTTTAATCATCAATATATATTAAAAATTAAATGTAAGTATTATAATTGTAAAGTTGGTTCTAAAGAATGTACTAAATGTAAATATTATATAAAAACAAATGATATTCCTTCTCATTTCCATAATGGAAATTGTATAAAAGAAGTATTAAATGTAGAATGTTGTATTGAAGGAAAAAATAAAACTAAAATATAATAAATTAAAAACATTATGAGATGTCCTGTATGTGGAAGTCATGATTATTATTTTGATGGACTATGTGATGTCTGTTTAGATGTGATCATTGGCAACGTTGAATTTTTTAAATTAAACTTTAAAACAATATGAAAAAACTAATTATTTTATTATTTTTAATCTCTATGATTTCTTGTTCTCCAGAAATTACAAATTCTTATAGAGGAATTTATGATATACCATCTAAAAATAATACAACTTATTGTATTCGTTTATATAATGGTAATTTTCTTATTAGAGAATGGAAAGGATGTATAGATGTACATTCTCAGAATAATCATTTTACTTTTATATATGATAATGTTAAAATGATAGTTTATGGAACAATTATAGCTTTTAAAGAATAAAAAGTATGAAATTAAAAAAAGAAAGTGATGTATTAGATGATCTTAATACTCAAGATTTTGATGATGATCCTTATGTAAATTGTTTCGGTTATTAAAAATTAAAATTATATACTATATACTCTAAATTATAAAAGATACTATCTGGTAGACTATAACAAGAATAGGAGTCAGATTATATAATTCTATTAAATATGGGAATGCTTGGTATTGATTCGCAGTAGATAAATAGTAAAACAGCTGAGGTAGACCACCCTCGTTAATCAGAGATCAAAACAATAAAAGAAAACGTTAAATCGCTTATTTTTGGTAGTCGCACAGCTTACGCTGTAGCAGCATAATATCCAATGGGGTTGTCAATTGACCTTATTATTCAATAATTGAGTAATAGTCATGTTCCTACTAAGAACAATTGTAATACATCGCCTCCTTACTGAGGGTTGTTAAAGTGTACGTTACACGTACTGGTGGTGTTCTGTTTGTAACCAAACAGTCCCATGTTATTTCAATGTTTCTTTTCAAGAAATAGCAGATAAGCAACTGTAAAAGCTAAGCTGTAAAATTTTATTATGGATTCCTGAGGAAGACGTGGGTTCGACTCCCACCATTTCCACTATACAATCATTTGATTAATGATATAGTGTTTTTGAGTTCGTGAATAAGTCTGCTGTGAAGCCCACTTATTCCATTTTTAAATTAATAAAAAATTAATTATGAAAATATTAAAATGGTTATTTAATACTAATATAGGATATTTTATTTTAGAACATAAATATCAATATAATGGTATTGATTATAAAGGATATATATTATGTCGTGGTTATAGAATGTTTGGATTATTTGGATATGATAAATTAGTTATAGCAACAGATGAAGAAGAACTTAAACAAATTATAAATTTTTATATAAATAAAACTAAATAAAAAATGATCTTACTTAATAGTATTTTTCATATTCATGAATATGATTATCTTGATGCAAAAGGCTACCAACGTTGTAAACATTGTGGTAAAGCTTATTGGATAGGACTTCCACCAATTGAGCCTACTTTTTCTATTCAAGAACGAGTAGAATTTAGTAATAAACGTGGTAAAGTTTATAAAATTACATTTGTACAAAAATGTATAGAAACTGGTGAATTAAAATCATTTTCTATTAAAAAATAAAAATCCTGTTATGTCAAAATAGGTTGAGCATGTATATTCATGTTGGTTCCATTCTTAAAGGTTGGTTATGAATAAGAATATGTATCTATACGTATAAAATAGAATTCTTTTGTAAATTTTCTATCCGAGAAAATCACTATTACAGATAGAAACTGTTGGAGGGATTGACATTCCTATTGATTTAGTGTATTAGTGCACAGACCGACATAGTGTTGGTAAAGCTCAGTTCGAACCTGAGAATCTAACTAATTTAAAAATTAATAAAATGATAAATCCCGCAAAATACGCAATGAAACAAATCATGAAAGGCGACTTTGGCTATGATGATTATGTTTTAATGATTCAGGAGATTCAAGATGATGCATATAATCAAGGTATTGATGATTGCGTTGAAAATGTGGCAATGAAATATGTTCAAGTAGATTATGAAGGTGTTAGAGCTGGCTCATTTTATACTAAAACTGTTATTGATAAAGATTCAATTTTAAAACTAAAGAAATAATGTCAGGAAATAGAATGACTGCCATTAAATGGTGGAATATGGAATTATCTTTGAAAGAGCGTGAACTGAATACTAGATTGATTATGCCTTCTTATAGAAGACAAGATTCATTGGTAGGTAGTGAAATTGAAAACATGTGGGATATATTTGTAGGCCCAGAGAAGCAATTATACAACAAAGAAGAAGTACTTCAATTGTTAGTTGAAGAACGACAACGTGCTATGGATATTGCATTGGCTTTTTATAATACTAATCAAGCAGAATACGAAAGCCGTAAGAAAGCTGGAAGTGCATTAAAAGAAATAGCTTATGTTAAAAGAGAATGTGCTGATACAGCACGAAAGATTGGATGTGCTATATCTGGATTAACTGGATTATCTTCACCTGAAGATACTATAAAACAACTTATTGAAAAAAAATTAAATACTTAAAATAAAATGAGAAAGCATTCATTATCAGAAAAAGGATTGAGTATGTCAGAAGCTCAATCAATATCTAATCTTTGTAATCAAAGAGCATTAGATATTACAAATTGTTTAAAAAATGTAAACACAGCATCTAAAACTATAGTAATTGGTACTATTACACATACTTTGCAAAAAGGAAATGTAATGCCGGTTAATGTGATTGAAATGTTGGAAGAAAAAGGATTACTAACTGGTTGTCAAGCTTTTTTGATAGAAAATCTTAAAACAAAAGAACGCTTATTGATGGCTGCTAAAAATGAACAACCTGATTTAACTATTGTTGAAATAGTACCTCGTCCTTTATATTCAATGTCTCATTTACTTAATAATGTAAATGAAGAGTGGGGTTGGGAACAACTTTCAGTGAAAGAAATGAATGAATTTTATCAAGTTGAAGCACTTGCTGCTCATATTGGTCAATTTATTCATAAAGGTTCTATTCTTGAGAAATTAAGAGATGAATTAAATAAACTTCCTTCAATTGAATGGATTGATGTTGTTGCCGGAACTAAGAGTCCAGTAATTATTACTGCTAATCATACAGCTGAAGAGTTACAATCTTTACATGAAAAATTATCTATTATTCATCGCAAATATGAACAAAGAACAAATTATTTTAAAGCTAAAGTAAAAACTATAGTTACAACTGAAAATGCTCGAATAGCTAAATTAAATGCCGATGAAACTTTTAGAGTTAATGACATTAATAAAGTTTTAAATACTGACTACAATGATGAAATGCGTGATTATAATGATGCATGTTCTAAAATTGAATCAGAATTTGAAATTGAACGCCAAGAAACAATTAAGAAATTAGCTGCTTTACGTATTACTGTTGATCCATTGTTTCAACCAATCATTGATAAATTTTTAGTTAAAGTTACTGTATAATGATACTTAAAATTTATTTATGTAAGTCTAAAGCAGGTGATCCAGACCATATTCGTATGGTTCAGGATTATCTTGCTGGATTTGATTGTGAAGTTCTTGAATTTGAAGGAGGTAAATATTCTTTTGATACTCTTGATAAAGCTGATTATATTTTAGTTATTCCTCCAAATCATGATTTTGATGCCGGAGATGATAAAGTATTAGTAGGTAAAGGTCAATGGACAGAATATGATCATTATTTAGATACTAACCATGAACATATTTATTCAGCTTCTTATATTCCATTAATTGTTGTAGATTTTCAAGGAGAAATACCTATAGTAACTGAATCAGATACTTATGAAGTTATTTCCGAAGATTGGAAAACTAAATATGCAACTCTTAATATTTCTGATGATAGTGGTGATAATGATAGAGAACTTGCAATTGCTCTTGATTTAGTACTTAAAATTAAAGATGCAGAACCTGTACAAGAACCAATTAAGATTGAGATTGTAGTTGATTCAGCACCAAAAAAACTTTTTAAATTTTAATTAAAGGTAGATAAGTGATAAGCATAAGCCGATGCACTTATCTTTTATGTTTAATAATAAGAACCAAATTCATCCCCTCGTGGGATATCTACTCAATGCTGCATAAGCATTACCTTGTTAAGGTAACAATAATGATAAAATAATCAAAACTAAACCGCTCTTTTACGAACTTTATAAAATTCAAAAAAAACGTCATAGGTATACCTATGATAACTTTGTGTTTTGTCTTTGCCTTTGTTGTAAAAGAGGTCTTTGACTTTAACTTTATTTCTAGCATTAACTATATTTCTTATTATTAAACAACTTTTTTTTGGTATTATAGCTCAATTGGTTAGAGCACGTTAAACCCGCAAGGTACGAGGTTGAAGGTTCGAATCTTTCTAATACCACAATTAATAACATAAAATAAATTATTATGATTTTAACAAATAAATGTATAAAATATATACCAGAATTAACTTATGATATTTTTCTTTTAATTTGGGATAAACTCGAAAAAAATGGATATGATATTTCAATAACTTCTAAAACTATTTATAATAATTTAAAAGAAAATTGGCCTTATTTAGTAACTTCTGATGCAAATATACTTACTAGATCACTTCCTTTAGGACAAGAAATTATAATTCAAGAATTTTTAGGATATGATCCTTTTAAATTTATACTTCCTACAAAATGGTGTGTAAAAGTTGAAGCAAATAATAAACCTGAAGAAATAGCTGTTTGGAGAAAAACTAAAACAAGTTCAGAATGGATTAATCCTGGTTATTTAGATTGTGATGGATGGCATACTAAAGAATTTAATAATAGTTGTATTGAAATTACTTTTGATCAATTTAAAAAATATGTATTAAAAAGAACTGAAATAGTTTTTGAAGCAATTAAAGTTCCAGAATTTGTTTTACCCTTTAGGTGGTGTGTTAAAGTTACTGAAGAAAATTATAAAATACTTAGTGATTTTAAAATTAAATTAGGACGTAACAATCTTAAATCAGTATCTACTTATTCATATGTTGATAATAATGGTTTTGGTACTGGTAAAACAACTTCTACTGTAATTACATTTGATGAATTTAAAAAGTATGTATTAAAAGAATCAGATTCTTCCGAAATTATTGTTCCTTTTATATACCCTGAAAAATGGTGTATACAATCTACTTTTAATAATAAAGATCAAATTAATGAAAAATTTAATAAATTAGTTAAAAGAGAAGTCAGTGGTTCATCAGATAGTTATTGGCATTATCCTGAATATGGAATGAATCAATGTACTAGTAGTCAAATAGAAAATTGTTATACACCAATTACTTTTGAACAATTTATGAATTTTGAAAAATCTATAAATATTTCTAAAGAAAAATTATTAGCTAAAGCTGCTAAAGATTATCCTATAGGCACTAAGTATGTAACAGCTGGAGAAGGAAATGAAGTATACACTGTTGTAATTCCAGTTCAAGAATTTATTAGTTTAGATTTAATTTATGGAGAAAGTGGTAAAGGATGTTTATATAAAAAAGGCAAATGGGCTGAAATACTTGAAATTACAAAAGAAGCTTATGAAATGCAAAAATTAAATTCTTTGTCTATAAATGCAAATAAAAAAGTAAAAACTAAAGAAAATTTAGAATTTGCAATAGAATGTAAAAGTCAAGAAGAATGGGATTTTGTTTGTAAATATAAAGGATATCAACCTGAGGAAAATTGGTTTTTAAGTTCGCAATATGGTAAAGGTATTTCATATTGTATATATTCTTATGCATCATATACTGTTGAAGAATGTAAAAAATATGATTATCCAATTATATCTTTTGATGAATGGTGTGAAAAGTATAATATTTGTAAACCAAGAAAAGAAAGAGTAACAAATGCTTATATTCAAGGAATACAAGCTCATATAAATTTTTATGATTTTTTAGGAACAAAACCTTTATCAGTAAAAAAATCATTAACAGAGCAATATTTTCCAGAAGTAATAGAATTAAACTTTGATTAAAAATATGGAAGAAGAATTAAAAATTTTATTGAAAAAATACAAAGCAATACTTACGTGTTCTGATGAACAATTCATTGAAGAATGTAGAGAAATAATTATTAATAATGTATTAGAAAATCACACTATTAGTCTTAAACCAATTGAAAAGTGTCAAAATTAACTAAATTTTTAGAAACCAGAACAGAATTACTAATAAATTCTGCTTCTGGTTCTATTTATTATCGTATCGGTAATAAAAAAATTCGTATTGCTAATCATTTATCCGCTAATAGTTCTCAATTTGCATTGAATATTTTAGTACCAAATAATTCAAATACTCAATATATATTAGCTATAAATAATAAAGTTTTTATTTATAATACTTTTACAGAGTTAAAACCATTTCTTATTAATTGGTGTATTATTATGCAAAGTGCAGCTGATATTTCAGAAATTGGAAATAATACTAGAATGCAGGAATTAGAAAAAGAAGTTATAAAATTAAGAAAAGAAAATGAGACTTTTTCAATAGTAAAATCATCTAAAAATAATTTTGATATGACTATGTTTACTTCAGGGCAACAACTTCAAATTAAAAATTTTATTAAAGCTCAAACTGAAAATAATAAAAAGAAATGAAACGTTTTATAGTTTTTTTAGTTAGTTTATGTATATATGTAAATATATATTCACAAGCTAGAATTGGTTCTTCATTGGATGAAATTAAAAATGAATTTACCAATAATGATATGAGATACTCTATTATAGAGAAAATTCCTTGTTTAATTGTTATATATTCTAATGTAGATGTATTTTATTATTTAAATAATGCAGGATTTTGTTATCAAACTTCTATTGTTACTAAAAATCTTACTTTGGCTAAAAATATTATAGATATTTATAATAAAAATTATATTATAAAATCTAGAATTAGTTGGATAATGAATAATAATTTTAGAATTGTTACTATTCAATTTCAATATATAACTGGAATAGGTTATATTTTTACGTGGAAATAAATATTATGTTATTAAATAAAACTTCAAAAATCTTACTGACCGTGCATATCGGAGGTGAGTTAGGTACTCCGGTATCCTATAAATCTACTAAAGAAGTAGTCTCAAAAATTAATACATCTCCAATGGAACTTCAAATGACTGATTCTAAAGGATTACCTACTGGAATGTATTTAACTCCAAAAGGACATTATTCCGCACCAAATGATTTTAAACCACGTACTGTTCAAGACTGTACACAAAATTTAAATATTAGTGGAAGTGCTGTAATGAATTTTATTTCAGATGAATGTCCATCCGGAATTAAAAAAAATGTATGGCTTGAATTAAATGAAGAAGCTCGTATTCTTTACCATTTAACTCAATTTGCTGGAAGTAATAAGTTTACTTTTGAAATAATTGAATAAAAGATAAATTGATTTTTTACAGGCCATCTACATATCGTAGGTGGTCTTATATATTATGGAATTAGAATTTAAAGAATATAAAGAAAATAAACATTTTCTTTTAGATGAGGATTTAGATGAACTAACTTATGAACCAGAATGGTGTGAACATTGCAGTGCAATGGCCGAAGAAAGTGGTTATGATTATGAATTTAATGTTACATGGGAATGTGGAATGTGGCATTGTGATGATTGTGGAGGAGGATGTTAATGGAAGAACAAGGATTACGATATAATGAGGGAAAACTTCAATGGTCATTAATGCATTGGAAATCACTAGAACCAATGATTCAAGTACTTATGTATGGAGCACATAAATATAGTATATTTGAAGATGATAAAGGGAATAAAATTAAAGGAAATGAAGTATCTGTTGTAGATTCTAAACAACTTAAATTAATATCTAGTGGAAGAGATAATTGGAAAAAAGGATTTCCAGAGACAGAATTATGGGACAGTTTTTTACGCCATACTGCTGCAATTTTAGATGGAGAAGAATTAGACCCAGAAAGTGGTCTATCACATATAGGACATCAATTTTGTAATCTTATGTTTATATCTTATGCACAAGCAAAAAAGAAAAATGTAAGTAATGAAATTGATCAAATGTTATCAACAATATAATGAATATAGATCAAACAATATTAGATCAAGCAATTGCTAAATGGGGATTTAATTCACAATTAGCAATGTTACAAGAAGAATGTATGGAACTTGCTATGGCAATTCATAAATTTAGAACTAGAGATGATTCTAAAGAAAATTGGATAGAAATTAATAAAGAATTTGCTGATGTAATGATTATGTCACAACAGTTCGAAAAATTAACTGATATGAACTATGTTCAAGAACAAATTGATTTTAAAATGAATAGACTTCAACAACGTATAAATAAAAATGAAAAAATTTAAATTAATAAAAAAATACCCTGGAATATTTTCTATATTAAATATTGGAGATATTGTAACTCAAGAAAATATTAATGAATTATATAGTTTTAAAACTTATTATAGTTCTAAATGGAATGATGCATATTTTGAAGAATATCCAGAATATTGGCAAAGAGTTAGTGCATTATTTTTAACGGAAGATAATGTAACTATTTTTTCAGGAGATAGTTGGTGGTATGTAGTATTAGCTACATTAAATCCTCCTAAACAAACTAGTAATTATACTGTGGCTAGTAATTCTGAAGTTAAACGTTTCTCTACAAAAGAAGCTGCTTGGAGATTTATTAATAAAAATAAAAATCCTGTTTTATTTATAACAGAAGATGGTAAAGAAATTCGTAAAGGTGGTACTTCTTTTGGTGTAAGATTATATGATTTTAAATTAATGCCAGCTACACATTTTGATACTACTTTTTATAGTAGTCATATTAAAGAATTTTCGACAGAACAATTAGCTCAATTATATATTGATCTTAATAAACCTCAATATTCTTTACAAGATGTATTAGATTGTCAATTATTATGTTCTGTAAAATATAATTCAAATGCTATTGTTATTGATATTAACAAATTAACTGGAAAATGATAGTAAATAATTTTAAACAAATAGCATCTTTATTATCATTTACAACAAAAGATTCTTTTTATCATTTACAAATTCTTAAACGTAAAAAAGATTGTGCTGAATTCGATAGAGGACGTAATAATAATGCTCGATGTATTAAGACTTATTATATAAAAAGTATAGAAGATTTTCAGAAACATGAACAAGAAATTATTCAACTATGTGAAATATTTACTGCTCGTGCATATATAAATCTTAATGAGAAAAGTATGGAGAGGGCTGCTTATGAACTTAATTGTCAATTAGCAGATAGGTTAAGGTTTAAACAATTTGATTATACTTATAGATTATTTGATACTATAATAGGTGGAGGATATTTAGAAGATGAAGAAGATGGTAAAGGACCTGCAACTGAATTAGAACTTGGATCAAAAATTAATATCGGACAGAAACGTTGGATTATTGATGTAGATGAACCAGAAATTTCACCCATAATGTGTGCATTTATTGATTATCATTGTTTACCTCAAGTAGTAACTACTGAGAATGGGAGTGCTGTTAATTATATTAAAAGTAAAATAATTGCATCAATCCCAACTAAAAGCGGATGGCATTTGATTACTACTCCATTTAATTTACAACAATTTCATGCTGAATACCCTGATATTGATATTCAAAAAAATAATCCAACTGTTTGTTACTTTAATCATAAAGAAGAATGATATATTTAATAATTTATATAATTGGTATTGTTATTAGTTGGTTTTTATTTGCTTGGGTTAATGATAATAATAATGATTCTATACCTGCAGGATTTATTTTTTTAAGTTGGATTAGTGTATGTGTAGTTATTTGTTTATATATTAATTATTTATGGATTAATGCAAAAATATTTCACCCTTTATTAAAATATTTTAAAAAAAAG